CTACATACAGGAAAGGTAACACGCAGGCATATACCTTCTCTGGCAAGAGAGTCCATCGAGGCTTATACAAAACAAACAGAGGATGTATCATCAATGCCGATATCAATGGAGCAGGGAACATCCTCCGGAAGGAATATCCTTATGCTTTTGATGGACAGGATATGAGCTATCTCTATAAGACAACAAAGGTAGTCTCTTATACCGATATCTACGCAGGAGCCAAGAGCGTCTGTAAAGAAAAGTATAATCAAAAGAGCCATGAACCAGGGCTGGGAAGCCGGGTAAACCATAGATACAGACAAGGTATCCGCCTTATTTACCGAAAACTCTGGGGCAGATCAACATTTGTATGGACAGGAAAGCAGAAAGCCGCTTGATTTTTAAAAGTAATCCCTGTAACAAGGGGTAGAGGGGTACGTGTTACTCCAGCGAGGTGTAGTATTGCCTCGTAAATCTGTAAAGAAGCCGCGGTCAACTCCGGTTGCCCGTGGTGTTATCACGCCATTTTCTTGGAAAAAAATAATAAAGTTAATATTGCCACGAAATAGCTCTATATTTTAAGACTCCATATCATTTTGATATGGAGTTTTTTTTATGTTGTCAACAAAAACATCATTCTACTACCGAGATAAAAAAATGATGAGAAGGAGGTTTAAAGATCAAGATTATCTCTGAAAAAAAACAAAATAAAGAAAGAAGGAAAAAATGAAAGTTATAGCAATACTCTCCGTTGATGAGGATGTATTAAATGAAGTTAAAGAGGGTGAGGAGACTACTATCGATAAAGTGGTCTCAGAGTTTGCATGGCTGCATGACTCTGGTATTATCCTGGATGAATGTCATGATCTGGAAAACTCAGATATAGACAACGTAACTGACGAATATCAGCTTCTTATCTGGAATAAGGAAAAAGAAGAATATAGTCCTGTGGGGCAATGTCAAAAAACACTAGAGCAATGTAAGCAATTGGCTGAAGTATATCTATCTATCGCAAATCCTCATGTGTACGATTTAGCCAAACATAAGATTTGTAGAAGAAAAATATACACGCTTTATGGAGACAGAACAGAAGCAGAATGACAAACGAGGAGGAAATGAAATGGGAGCTATTGTTAATGTAGAAGGAACGGTAACTGTTAAAGAAAAAGATATGGTAAATGAAGTGGAAAGTCTGATTTCAAGGCAAGTATCGAGCAAGGATATGAATTTAACATATGAGATTGTAAATGATACTACTTTGTATTTACATGAAAAAACATCGTATTGGAGTGAGTCGGATCTGTTGGATATCCTTAATACAATCCTTCCCTATATAAAAGAAGGTGAGCTGGCTTATGTTGATGAAGATCATTCCCATTTGAAATATCTGTATAACGCAGAAAATAATAAGTGGGAAGTATTAACAGGAAGACTCATCTATGCAAAGCCTGATAAAACAGATGATATGGGAAAAGATAAGCATAAAGCACTAACAGTAAAAGACCTCTTATATTGCACTGGTGGAAATACAAAAGTAGAGATTGTCGGGATTGAACACTATAACCAGCATTCTTTTAGTGGAAATGAACATTGTCTCTGGAAAGGATTTGTAGGTGATTATAATTCTGCATTTCCACCATATGGACATCAAAAGGTAGAATATTTAACAGTTATGAATGGAACCGATCTGTTAAAACTCCGTTTTAATATCAGTCCTTTCTCAGCAGAAGAACAGATAGAAATAGAAAATATCAAAAAGTATTTCCATTTTTGTACATTTCCGGATGATGGAGTAGAGAGACTTTATCGAAGATATGGAAAGAAAACGGAAGAGTATGTACAGAAGCACTCTTTAGAAGATTTGGATGCTCTGATTGCAGAAACGCGAGAGGTTGAGTAGGAGAAAAAAGATGGGTATGAGAGTAAGGGTATTTGAATGTCTTAGAGAAAAGAATATGTCTCAAACAAAATTAGCGGATGAAACCGGTATAACGAGACAGACGATCAGTAATTTTTTACATGGCAAGCATTCTCTTCGTCTCAATGCTGCCGTAAGCATTGTAACAGCACTGGATGTATCAACAGATTATTTATTTAACTTAACAAATGAGCCTAAAAGAAAAACGAATACGAGTGTAGATATATTCCCACAAAAATTAAAACAGGTAATGATTAAAAGGAATATGAAAGAAAAAGAACTGGCTCTTCAGACCGGTATTTCTGTATCAACGATATATCAATATATAGATGGAAGAATGCTGCCGACAATAGGAGCTTTTTTAACAAAAAATCTTTTATAAAATCTGTCCGATCTTCTCAAGAGATTAGATAAAAAATATTTCTACAGAAAAATCGAATAAGCGAGATTTCTGTCATACTATATAAGAAAGGAGGACAGACTTTATAAAAAAAACAAGAATTCCCCTGCCTCTTTAGGCTGTGGGATGAATTACAAAATTCGTGTAACGTCAGTGGTGGGCGGAGAAACGGTATCCCCCACTGACATGAAGTTAATCCCTGCCGGAAGAAATACCGGCATTCAGCCTCTGCATAAAGGATACCGGCTGTGGATTAAAACAACTATCGCAAAAGTATTAGATATACCAACAGATACGCTTTTATGTGTAGGAGGGGAATAAGATGATGACGGACAAGGAATGTAGATTAATGAAAATTGCGATGGATGCGAGCGAGGTATCCATTGCAGCACTGCAAATGGCACAAGCAAACGGCTACCTTAAAACGAGAGAAGCAAAAATCCGGCTTTTAGATGCGATCGTTTCTTTGAATTTTGCGATAAATACAAGTGTATTTGATGAAAAAGATATCGCTTATATGGCTGCAAAATATAGGAAAATGGAGGAAATGACTGACAGCGGATTAAAACAAAACAAAAAATGAAAGGATATCATGTAATATTCCGGGATTATATTGATCTTCGCACGGACGGATAGAATTTCTGGTCTAGGAAGAAAAAGGAATATATCATGAATGAAAGAGAATATCCAGACGATGTATGGCATTTGATCTGCGATAACTTTATTGATGCCAAATACCAGATGATGTGCCTGCGGTGGTGTGCCAGAGGGTTAACGATAAACGACGCAATTAAGAAAGTAAAGGTGGATATCGAAGTATCCGAAAACTGTATAGGAAGTAGAAAATATTAATGATAAAAGGAGATAAAAATGCAGGAAAAAGAATTAGCAATAAAAAAAGAAATTATTATAAAAAAATAAAAGAAATCTATTAATAGAACACAAAAAGGAGTTAAGAAATGAAAATTATAACAACTTTGGAAAGAGAAACTACATTTACAGAAATCAAAAAAGCTCTTTCAAACGGAACAGCAAGAGAACTTTTTGGTGGAGTTGGAAGCATCTCTGTCGAAGTAGAAGAAATAGGAACAGTTATCTTTGACATCATCGGATACGACAGCGAGAAGCTTGTAGACAAAGATAGCAAGCACAGCATGACGCTATGGATGCGCGATTTGCTCTTTGATGAAATGGCATTTGACGAAGAGGGCAGCAATAGATGGGAAAACTCAAGCCTTCGCAAGCATATCAACAGCGATGCATTCGTTGAGCACTTTGAGCCAGGATTTAGAGAATTACTTAGCCCGGTTTACAAAAGAAACGGCGACAGAGCAGATACAGAAGATATCTTCTTCTTGCTGTCAAAAGAAGAACTGGAAGACGGCTATTATGAATTTGTTAAAACCGAGCGTGATTGCGTGAAAGCGAACAAAAAAGGAGAAACAGACTGGCACTGGACGCGTAGCGCGAATCGTGGCCCCGCTGGTAACACTTGGTATGTGGGTGCTAGTGGCACCGTTGGCCACTACGATGCGATCTGGGCGTATCGCTTCTCCCTGGCTTGTGTAATCTCAGCGTAGCACAATCTTACAATCGTGCCCCGCTGCGCAGGGGCACAGAAACTGGTTGTTCATATCTGGAAACTGCATATCGTATCATAAAAAAATAATAGTAGATATCTTGAGATCATTTGAAAATACCTCTATGCAAAAGCATAGGGGTATTTTTTATTATGTTCCACAGTCTGACATTCTATTTTTGAGATAATTTATTGACGAAAAGGAGGGAAAATATTTCATGTCAATATCTCGAATCAATCAAGGAAGAAGGGATTATATAAGAAAAAGGAAAGTTTAACAGAAAATCTTTTCATAAAATCCGACCGACCGGTAAGAAATTAGAAATACTTATACAGAAAAATCGAACCAGCCAAATTCCTGACATACTATATATGAAAGGTAAAAGGATTTTATAAAAAGCAAGGATTCTCCTGCCTCTTAGGCAGTGAGATGAATTGAGTAATTAACTAACGGCAGTGACGGCGGAGGAAACGGTATCCCCTACTGACAAGAGGTTAAGTCATGTCGCCATAAATACGACATGTCAGTCGTTATTTTTATAGCGACTGTGGATTAAAACAAATCGTGGAAGTTACTATCACAGAAGAAAAGGAGAAATAAGAATGAATATAGAAAATATATCAAAAGAAAAAGGTGAAGTTCTTGTAAGGTTAAGTAAGGATGATCTTGTAGGCATATGTAATGCTTTATACAGACAGACTGAAGAGCAAAAGAATAAAGAAAATATTATGCAGCTATACAGCGATATGATGATGGCGCGAGATCTTTGTCAATATGGACATATTGATGACTTTTGTTTGCAAAATATCGTCAAATGCCGCAGCGGTATAAAAGGAGTTTTATCTGCTACTGATATTCAATCTTTCAATGCGTATCTTGAGGACAATAATATTCCGGACGCATTTAAAAATTCCGACTGGGTTCGGATTTATAAGCGCATTGTCGGGGATTTTAGATGCAGTGATACACTGGCAGAATGGATGAAAGAATAATGTTTTTGTTCAAAAAAGTCTATACAAAAGCGTAGGGAAATTTTTGTTTAACAAATAAATGTAAAAAAGACTCAGAAATTATCAGTAAGGTGGAGAAAAAATGACAAGAGGATATTTTGTAGAAGAAAAAGGAAAAAAGATTTACGGTGCAAAGATCAAGTCAGATGCGTATTTATCCGGTATTGGACGTTGTATCATCGAAGCTTTTGCCAAAGGTGAAGAAAAAGCGTACATGAAAAAACTGCGACAGGAAATGGATGAGAAACAAAGAGAAGATTTAGATCAATATATTTGTCCGGAATGGTATCGTATTACGAAGAAATCAGAAAAAGATGCACATGTACAGGAATATGGATATGTATTAAAAGGGAATCTTCTTAAGGTATATAACTATGGCAAATTATTTATCACGATAACCAGAGAGACTGCTACAGAGTGGGTATATTTATGTGATAATGAACATTTGATCAATGATTCATTGTTATATTCTGATAAAAAGCTCAGACATGAGTATTCAAAGGAGTTTTCAGTATATCGTTACCTGCAAAAACAGTTAGATGCTGGAATACAAGCGGTGGATATTGTTTTTCCTGTAAAAAGGTACAGTTATATGGATTTAAGTGACAATCATACGATGGATGTATGGCATCGTTCGGATGCTCCAGCTTACCTTAAGTTTTTGAAATTTAAAGATATTGCGAATGAGATTAAATTTATTGCTTCACTGGAATTTGGGAAGTGGAGAGTTGCGATTCAGTTGCCTTATATTCGTATCCCCTTATCTGTCCAGCCAGCAAGAACTGAAACGGGAGTGATGAAAAATCTGCGAGAATATATCAAAAATAATGAAAATGCATTACGGGATTTTCTCTTAGTAAGTAACAAATATGATGAAGTGAAAAAACAGATGATCTCAGATTTTGGGATAACCAGTATAACAGATGTTGAAGTAAATAACATGAAATCTTTTGGCGATTATATAAGACAGTTTGAAAACTATGTAAAAGACAAAAACTGGCTGTTTCAATCCTCGTATTTTTCTGTTAATAAAGCTATTAATAACTTAAGGGAAGAATACGATAGACTGATCATGAAAGTTGATAGTATAGCGATGTAAGAGAAAACAGGATAATTTGAAAGGTAGGTAAGAAATATGTTAAACAAGGAAAATATGTAAAAAACTTGTAGAAATTGCATGAGCTACTGAGAACTTCGCTGTAGACGGGCAAAATAATAAAATATGTGCATGTAATCAAATTAGTTGCGTAAACTGCATATTTTATGTCAAAGAAGATTGTGATTGCACAAATGAACGAATCAAATGGGCTAATTCAGAATACATGAATAAATTGGTCGGCAATGTATTTCGAAGCAAGTCTGATGACCTAAAGGCTTTTTCTGGATTAAAAGTGAAAAAAATAATCCGGGAACTTAATGAAAAGGATTATGACCGGGAGCTTGTTGATAAAACTGACAAAGATGAATCCGGTAACTGCCGATACGAAATTAACTGTATGTATGAAATCGAGTTAGAAAACGGTGAGATTATCAATGTATATGAGGATGAAGTTAATCCAGAATATCATGGAGATTACGAGAAATAACATGAATTGTCATTAGAAAACATCATACGCTGTCTCTTAGAGGCAGCGTATGGTGCAATATGGAAAAACAGAAGATTTTATATTAAGAAAAGGAGAACACATGAATTTACTATCATTTTTTGTTGTAGAAATTCGCCCTGACGGGAGCCGTCTCAGAGTAGCAATTAAATCTAATACTGTTTATAAAAAGATGGTAAAAGAATTATTAGATATTGCATGAAAGAAAATGATACATTTGCAGAAAGTCGTCAGTATGACGGCTTTTTGTTTTGCTCTGAATATTTCATACTAAACATACGAGATGATTTATTGATGGAAAGGAGGATAGAATATAGTGGTCGTCTCATAACTGGTTGTAGAAAATATTTAAATTATAGGAGGATTTAAAATGAAAAAAATATTATGGTTTTCCAGACATAAAATGACACCGGAGCAGAAACTTGCGCTTGGGGATGTTGAGATTATGCAAATTAATAAAACAATCAATTCTGCATATGAACTGAAAGATGAGATTGATGAATGCGATATTATTGCAATCGTAGCCCCAATCAATCTGCAGCAACAGTTTCTGAAGCTGGCTGAAGGTAAGCCTGTTATCATGGCGGTAAACGATAGAGTTTTAATTGATCAGGAAAATGGTTCAGAATCAAAAGTAGAATTTCGCTTCATTAAGTGGGAGCGGCTTTTAAAAATTGAGGTGCAAAAAGAAGATTTTGCCCCGGTCAAGAAAACCATGCAGTGAGCAAAATGAGAAAACAAAAATTTATCCATGTGAGCTTTGATCCTGTTTCAGACTTCGAGCCAAGAATTCCTTCAAACAGAGCAAAAGATGAAGATGCAATCAAGAAACGCATCTGTTGCATTCTGTCAAAAGGAAGTTTGCAGGATGATGTGATACATGCATTAAATGCATCTCCATGTGCAGGAGAGGTACTGCAAAGAATAGTTAGTCATGGGTTTGATCCTGTTTTGCATGTGTATGAATTCCAAAGTACAAAGTATATGTTTCCATGGGAAGTACAAGAATATGTTCCCGATGCGATATATTCTGGAGAATGCTGGCTGCTAGAAAAACCCAAGTCGTTTATCCATAAATGTTATAATGTTTCTAGTTTTAAAACGGAAAGTGTTAAGGATTTTTATGAAAATAAATGGGAAGCTGTTGTGAATATTCAGTTGGAAAAGATGAAGAAAAATGAAACAAATTGGGAAAGGTATTGTCATATTTATGGATTTGGATATAAGTTTCTTCGGGTAGTACATGATATGAATATTTCTTTTAAGACCTTCGCTTTATCTCTTGATTTGTGACATCTTTGGACTGATGCGATGGGAAGCCTCGTCTATAACGCTTGCGTTTGGGCGGGGAGGGTTCACCAAAGTGAAATCATAAGGAATTAAGGTGAAAAAAATAAGATTGTATATTGAAAAAGGAACGTAAAGTCTCTACACTCTTCTGGATGAAGCCTTCACTTCATGCAGTACACAGTTGCCATGGACGTAGTGCTCTGCCTAATCTGATAGACAACTATATTATTTAAAAGACTGTCAATGAACAGTCTTTTTTATTTTTTGCCAACTCTTTCATACTTTATATGTAACGATTTTAAAGATGATGGGAGTAAAAAGAAAGGAGTAATCATATCCCAGTTAGAAACCAATAATAAACAATTTACTAAAAAGGAAAAACAAAATGGTAAACAAGAAAAAAGATACTCATACAGCAATCTACGAGTCTGATGGAGCTACAACAACTTATGGTCATACTTGGAATAATAAAACAGTGACAAAAGAACCAACAACAACTGATGAAGGAGAAAAAACTTTTACTTGCACAAACTGTGGAAAGACATGTATTCTTAATAGGGCAATTCTAAGAATTGTTATCAACTACACAGGAACATCCTTTTTTACAAACAATTCTGATGGCTATTTCCAAGAGCATGAATCATTAGAAAAAGCCAGAGATTTTTTGATCGAGCAGTATGGAACAGATGCTGCGATTGAGGTTGAAACAAGTGTACGATTCAGCTATTGAACAAAAAGATAACTATTTTGTAAAAATTATGAAGCAATACGGCAGATAATATCACAGGAGAAAAATTATGGAAAATAAGTTTTTATCTAAAAAAATGATGAAATCTGCCTTGATTGTGGAGATACGCAATAGAGTAATAACAGAAAATTGCTAGAAAGGAAAATATAATGAATAACAAATTTACTTATACATTTCTTGGAAATCAATATGTGCTGGAGATATATAAAACATCTTATATCAATAATGGAAACTTGGCTATTTCAGCAGTGATTTCCGAAACACAGGAAAGTTTTGATATTTTGACGGTTAATGTTGATGATTTACCATATGGAATGGCTTGTCTGGATACCAATAACCTGCCAGGAATTTATGAAGCTTTAATGGAAGCTGGTTTGATATACGAGACCGGTTTTACTATGAAAAGCGGATTTAATACATATCCTGTAGCATTATTCAATGTAGATGAATTACCTGAATTAGAAGTACAGAATTAATATAGGGTTAAAGCATAGTATAGAAAGGATATCAAAACAATGTCGTTTGAAGAACGCTTAAAATCATTAATGAAAGAAAAAAGAATTACTCAAAATAAATTGGCTGAAAAAATCAGCGTATCTGAAGCATCTGTTCATCACTATTGTCGTGGAGAAAATTCACCTCGCATGGAGATCTTGATTGAACTGGCAAAATTTTTTGATGTCACAACCGATTATCTTTTGGGACTTTCTGATATTAAGAAATACCAGAAAGATGCACAGGTTCGATATGAAGGATTTGACGAATCGGATTATATCTATTGTCCTATCTGCGGTGAAATTGTGGGATGTAATGATGAATCTGCAGAGGATAGACCAAACTACTGCCCAGAATGTGGAACAAAATTACTGTATTAAGAAAATACCATGCAACAAAAGAAATAAAATTACGGATTGTAAAACAAAAGAAGACCAACAGATGCTTGATCAGAATAAACATTACCTCGACTGGCCGCTTCAGCTTTATGCTCTGCAGGAAGCAGAGTTTCAGTTAAGAAGCTGTTTAGAAGAGAAAGAACAGGTGCTGGTAACTGAAGATGTTATCTGTTAGTTAACGGAAGAAATGTTTTGGTGACTAATATACCAAAAAGGATTTTTTATAAATAGATGCAACACACAAGTTATAAAGAAGAAAAGGAGATAGAGAATGTTTGAGTTGTTCAACGGTGTTTCAGATGGTGAATTGAAAGGCATATACAAAGATATTTTAAAAAGCGAAAAAGATGGATTACGTCCCAAATCTTTAGATTCTTATGCAAAAAAGTTACAAAAAATCTGCAAATTTGAAGTGTTTTCGCAATCAATCGATTTTACGAAGGAGTTATTTTATAAAGAAATCGCAAAGAGGTATTTCGCAGAATAATGAAGTCTCCACGTCTATATATTATGCTTTTAGACTTATACCCTATACATAAAAATGAGTTTTTTTCTACGGAAATGAATCAAAAATAATAAAAAATTTATCATTTTGTAAAAAAAATTACGCATTTTGTACATCAGTTCGATTAAATTATATAGACAATAAAGAGTAAATGAAATATAATTTGCTTATATAAAGTTATACATTTTGAGGTGGTTAAAAAATGAGAACAATAAAAACGAATAGAAAATATAAACATTTTAAGGGGAAATATTACCAGGTATTATACATTGCAAAACATTCAGAGACAGGAGAAAAATATGTAGTTTATCAGGCATTATATGATGATTACAGTATTTACATTAGACCGTATGATATGTTTGTATCCGAAGTGAATCATGAGAAATATCCTGAAGTAAAACAAAAATATCGTTTTGAATTAGTTGAAGAATAATTATAAAGAGCAGCGAATAAGCTGCTCTTTTATATGTAAGAAATAATAGTAATTGTGTCGGCGCAAAATATTATTGACCTGTAGCAATAGAAGTATATGCATCCTGAATTTCTTTTGATTGCGTAGCATAAACACCTTGAAGTTTTTTAGCCCATTCTTCGTATTTTGAGTAGTCATCTCCGTTTTTATTCATAAGATCTGCCATTTCTCCAACACCAATATTACAAATCTCAGCCAACTTTTCAACTTTTGAGTTACAAATTCCGGCGAGAGCATTTACATCTCTGGATTTTTCTGAAGCTTCTTTACTGAGAGCTATGTCTTTTATTCTGCCGGTTAACGGCTATGTTCTAGTGGCTCTATGATGCATATTTGTCAATAATACATGAACATATATTCAGATAAATGGATTGATTTAGAAAGTAAAAAGGGAAACTCCTATTACAGAACTTCCCTTTGAGTTTAATGAAAAATTGAAGATTGTGATTTTTCATCTTCGTACCCGCAATCTTTACAAAATCTTATCATATGTTTATATCTACCAATACAAGCATTATACTCTCCAAAATGATGGAATTTCATTGGCAAATCAGAATCACATTTATCCGAAGATGTATGAACGTGTGTACGTTCATTATAATTTAATTCTATTTCATTAGAAACATATGCAGATACAGATACATTATTCTTATTTACCAGATCCCATTTATATTTTGAACCTTTTACTTTAACAGCATATCCCTCTTCAAATACTTTTCCACAATGTGGACAAACAAATTTATAACGTCCAGGCTTTACTTTGATATCTGATAATTTGTACTTATTATCTTGCGTAGTGATCCATGAAAAATCAGAATGTGAACATTTTTCTTGTTCAATAAAAGATCCTACTTTATCAGTGATAGGTGAATAATCAAAAATAGGTGCAGCTGCAGTCAGTGAGAATGCTGTATAGAAAATAAATATAAAACATGATGCTACAGCTATCGGAGTACAATCTATCTTACAATGAAGTATGTATTTCAAAACAAATGTAACTCCCAAACATACAAATATAATAGCAACTGCATTTAATGAAGCCTGACTAAATCCCTCTGCAACAAAATCAGAATATGAATAATTAGGTTCTATACCAACAAGATCTACATTGTGTTTTTCAAAGAGATTGTTGGTTGCTATAATTGTAAAAATACCTGTTATTATAATAAAAAATAATAACCATCCAGATATTTTACAAATAGACATGAAAGTGTCTTGCTTTCTTACAGGTGTATTCTTTTTTCTTCTTCCCATAATTAATCCTCCTAAGTGGTGTGACTGTATCTACATGACGCAAGGCTATGTTGTCTTCTTACTTAATTTTAATCCACACATCCATGCAGGATGCGACTTTACGCTGGATTTATACTTTCCCCAGTCCATCCGTTTTAATCCCCAGCCGGTATTCTCTATGCGGAAACTGAATGCCGGTATTTCTTCCGGCAGGGCTTCACTTCCTTATAAAGCCTGCCCTCCTTTCCTATATAGTATATCAAAAATCTCGTGTATTCGATTTTTCTGTATAATTTTTTATCTAACCTCTTTAGAACATCGGACAGATTTTATAAAAAGATTTTTTGTTAAGTCCGCCATACCACTATTTTAATCCACGCATCCGCGAAGGATGCAATATAGAAAAAGGGTACTGCATGTCTACGATTTTAATCCACACACTCACGAGGAATGCGATAAACAATAATAGTGTAGTGGACCTTTTTATAAGGGAAAATCCTGCTACACTTCGATAAGATTTTCGGTAAAGTGTAGCAATTCCACGCATCCGAGGAGAATACGACATAGGTACTTTATTTATAGGCGCACAGTTTGTTCTGTTTTAATCCACGCACCCACGAAGGATGCGACTATATCCCCTCTGTTTATGACAGGATTGCGGGCTATTTTAATCCACGCATCCGCGAGGGATGCGACCATTAATACTATTAAAAACACACATATTAAACATATTTTAATCCACGCGTCCGCGAGGGATGCGACAGCGAAATCGTATAAAATTGGTAACAATTTCACTGTTTTAGTTAGAAAGTTTGTACAAATTTTTGATATTTTAATCCTTCACATTTCTATTTTTTTAGAAAAGCAAGAACAATATTTCTATTTTTGTAGTGCGAATCTCCCGGGATTTTTACGTTGCTTCCGATTCGCACCAACTTTCTCATATATAGTATGTCAGAATTTGAGATTGGTTGATTTTTCTGTGGAAGTTTTTTAACAGGAAATCTTTTTATAGAAAAATATTTGTGCAGAAAAATATGGTATACCGATATTCTGACATACTATATATGAATGGAAAATAAAAAATTGGAGGTAGAAATGATCGGAAAAACAAATCAAAGGGAAAAATAAAGAAATCATAAATGCTTTGCGGTCAGGAACGATAAACTATGAGCAGTATCAACAAGAATTCCTCTACCCCTTTAGGCTGTGGGATGAATTGTAAGATTAATGTAACATCAGTGGTAAGCGGAGCAAACAGTATCTCCGCTGACATAAGCTTAAACCCTACCGGAAGAAATATCGGCATTCAGCCTCCGCATAAAGGATACCGACTGTGGATTAAAATAATCTGACTCATAGACTGCAGAACTTAGTATTTGACATAGATATGATGGATGCACCGAATATCATATGAAGAAAAGGGAGGGAATATGTACAATGTATTAGATGTAGCAATATATGTGATTAATTATGCTCATGATACTGGTTGTGGGGAATCAATGAGTAATTTGAAATTACAAAAAATTCTTTATTATATTCAAGTAGCTTTTTTACTAAAAAAGAATAAGGAGTGTTTTAAAGCGGTTATTATTGCAGGCGAGTTTGGTCCGGTAATACCAGAGGTTTATCAAAAATATAAAATTTACGGGAGACGAGGAATACCTAAACAGGAAAATAGAAAAGTATTGCAACTTGATTGTGAAAAAATGCGTATAATCAAAAAAGAAATTACTGAGATATCAAGAGGTGATAAAAGGCTTATTGAGAAAGTTGTAGATACATATGCTGCAATAACAGAACCCATTGCACTCGCAAAGAAGACTTGTGAAGAAGATCCATGGAAAAATACCTCCTTAAACAAAGAGATAAAAAATTCATTGATAAGGAAGTATTATTTGTTAAAAAATTCTGATAATGCATTAGGCGACATTACCATTTTAGAAGAAGGTGAAATTGATGCAAATTGAAAAGATTTTTGGAGAGATACCTATTTTTCAAGATATTAAAATGGATAAAATCCTTTTTGAAAGCTCTTATCCAATCCTGTTTACATGTATTGAACATAGAAATATTTATCTATTTATATGCTGTGTTAACAATTCGGATGAAACAAAATGGATTGGAACAAAAACATCGTATCCTAATTTAATAGAGTTATTAACTAATGAGATTACTATTCGAGATGCTTTTGCCAATGTCACAGATAAAAAATTCCTTATTACAAAAAAGGTTACTGGTGTTAATTTTAATGAAGTTGATTTTAAAGATTTGCCACAGGACTTATTGCCGACGGCAGGTGAATTTCTGGAAACAGAATCTGGAGAGTTTGAGGAAGAAATCCTATGTTTTGAAGAAAGAATGGAGAGTAAGAAAATGGATAAGGGTGAGAATAAAGAAAAGAAGTATCCTAGCTTAAAAGAAAGAATAGAGGAATATTATGGAAAGTCTTTTGAGGAGGTTTGTGCCGAAACAGATTGTTTTGGAGAAGAAATAAAAGAAATTGATTTTGGAGGACCGGTAGGAGAAGAGTATTGGTAATTCATTGTGAGATCAAATATGTGTATTTTCTTACAAGAAAAAATAAAAGGAGAAAGAGTATGTGTACATTTTATTCGAAAAAATGCGGCATCGGTTGCGTCTTATCAACCAAGGAGTTCAAAAATTTTATAAAAAGATATTATGAGAGACATCCTGATTTATCTGAAAACGAAATAGAAACTTTGAATTTATCTATAACTGAGAGCACTTTCGGAGAGTGCTCTTTTAAAAGAAGTGATGGACATGGATTTTTTACGTTTAAAGAAATTGATCCCGAATATAATGATGAAATGAAATTATTTCCATTAAAACAGAAGGATAAATGTAATCAAAGCTACATGAATTTACAGAAGAAAAAGCATTATGTAATTTTATGGGATACGCATTTTAATATATCAGAATTACTCGACGTATCATTTGATAAAAATGATATAAAACAAATTCAAGAGGATTTTAAAGGGGCATTGAGAGATTATCTTCCTGAAAAATTTCGATGGAATAAACATATCGGAATATATTCCTATGCTTGGGCTTGGGATATGGTACTCGACCAAGAAGACTGATAAAACAATGGTAAATAATATGGAAAAACTAGAGATGGAAAAAATAATATCCGGCTTATTGACAGTGAATGGCTGTGATCCGGAAAAAGACACTTATGTAGATATTACTAGGTTATCCCGCCGATTAGGATTTAAAGTTGTCAATGCTGAGTTAAAAAAGGATGAAGAGGGTTTTATTGTCATTGCTCCTAGCTATGTGAATTTGGAGAGTGATTTTGGAAACAAAGTGATTGTAGTAAACAATAAGATGGGATTTAAATGGAAGCGTTTTATCATTGCCCGTCAATTTGCTCATTCTGTGTTGCATTACAAAATAGGATCTGTATATCTCCATAAAGAAAATAAAAAAGTAGAAAAGGGAACAGAAGAAAAGGAAGCAAGCTATTTTGCAGCAGCCCTTTTAATGCCAAGAGCATCTTTCTCCTTAAAATATAAAAAATGTAAACAATCGGGATTGTTCGGAAATGCTTTACTTTTTCGATTAAGTGCCATTTACAAGGCACCATTAGAAATTGTTGCTTTCCGGATTGAAGCAATAGAGGAAATGGAAAAGGACAATGTATGAAGATTTAATGATGATCATACAAAAAAGGTCGGAATAACCGGCCTTTTTTTGATTTCACTTTTAACATAAAATGGAATATTCCATCGTGTATATATAATTGATTCCTATAATTACCGCACACTCTGTTGTCTACATTCTCAAAATTTCATACTACTACCGAATCAAAGAAATGACGGTAAGGAGGTATAAAAATGTATAGTCATTATTTTGGTTTTATATCAAAGTAGGAGGAATTGAGAGATGAACAATATTAAAATGTTCGAAGGACATGAAGTGGAAGTATTTGAACTGAATGGACGGGTGTTATTTAATTCAAAGCACGTTGGAAAATGTTTAGATCTTTCAGAGAGCGCAGTGAGAAATTATCTTGCTCAAATGAATCAGAAGCAGGCAATTATAGTTAAAAACTCAGATGTCCGAGATAAGGACATCCGAAAATTGAATAATGCAGGTGAAAAATTTCTTACCGAATCGGGTGTTTACAAGCTTGTTTTTAAGAGCCGTAAGCCATCTGCAGAAAGGTTTTCCGACTGGGTGACAGATGAGGTCCTTCCGTCTATCCGGAAACATGGAGCGTATATGACGCAGGAAACTTTGGAGAAAGCCTTAACTTCTCCAGATTTCTTGATTCGGTTAGCGACAAAGTTAAAAGAAGAGCAGGAGGCAAGAAAACAAGCAGAATTCAAACTAGAGGAACAAGAACCGTTAGTTGCATTTGCAAACAAGGTATCTGATTCCAGTAATCTTATCGATATGGGTAAATTGGCAAAATTGCTAAATGATGAACATATTAAGATTGGAAGGAATAAATTATTCCAGTGGCTCAGAGAACAAAAAATCTTAATGAAAAATAATATCCCGTATCAGAGGTATATTGACTCTGGATATTTTCAAGTCAAAGAGTCAATGTTTAAAACACCTTACGGTGAAAAAACTGCTCAGACAACCTATGTTACTGGGAAAGGTCAGATTTACATAACAGAAAAATTAAGGAAATGTTATTCGATATGATAATAAATATAAAGCGGAAAGAGTTTTATAAGAATTGGAGGAAAAAGATATGTCAAATTTAATGCATTTATTTAAAGTAAATCAGAAAGTGAAATGTAATGTGGATGGAAAATTCTTTAATGGAACAGTAAAAGAAACTTATGAAGACCATATTATTATAGATGTACCAGAAATCTCTGACCATATGTGGTATGAGGAAGGTTTAAATATTGGCGATGTCTATCCAGACTATAACTATAATTTTTAATAGAAAACTTATTGAAAAAGAAAGGTATACGTTGATGAGTAAAGAATATTACACTATTATTCGAAAATATTATGGACTTCCTGATTATTTAAATACGGATTTGTCAAAAAAGGAAGATTGCTTTGCTTTTGATACGGAGTATGAAGCAAAACAATGTTTACGAGATATATTTGAAAATGGTGAATGGATGGAAGATGAAAAGTATGGAAAAGTAAGACATTATGTAGAACGGAAAATATAAAAAAGAGTGACAGAGAACAGAAATTACAAGATATTTGGAGGCGAAATCATGAGTACAAGAGGACGTATAGCGATTAAAGAGAATGGAAAATATACATACATTTATAATCATTGCGATAGTTACATTGATGGATTGGGAATTATTTTATATAAATTTTACAAGGATGTCAATAAAGTAAAAGGATTAATTTCATTAGGCAATACAGCAAATGTTGGTCCTACTGTCGAAGAAGGTGGCAGTAAAACATATAGAGAACATATGAGTAAGCCATTAGAACAAAGAGGAACGGTTGCAGCTTTTAGGGATATTAACAGATGGGAAGATTGTAACGAAATCACAAAATGGGAAGAAGAAAAACCTGTAGAAACAGACCTTCTTTCAGAGGTATTAGGAGAGGACTTTACTTATATATTCGATGTAGAAGATAATAGGTGGTATTTTGCTTATTGTAATGACGAATATAAATTAAGAGATCTGGAAAAGACATTACATTCAAAAGAATTATTGGAAAATTTATTTAGTGAAATGTATATAGAAAGATATTTGCCAGAATTTTATAATAAATGTTTAAATGCATAAAGGCAATAAAGTGAAGCCCCGCCGGAAGAAACATCAATATACGGTCTCCACATAAGGGGTACCGGCTATGGATTAAAATAAAATGGAGGAAATAATTATGCTAGAATATAGAGAAAGAAATAGAAATAAACATATTATATCCGATAATGAAGTCAATGCTTTTGCATGGGCTGGATATTATGCTAATTACTCGACTATTTTAGTAAATGGAAAGAGTTACGAAGTTTTTCATGTAACAGACACTGAGATTGAATTTGAAGATGGAACATATCTTCCTTTTGGTTGTTATGCAATCTTTAAAAATGACGATAAAATAAGATTCTTTGATGATTATAAATTGAGAGAGGTTAGAAAAGAAAATCCATTAGAACATAAATATTATTGTTTTACTGATGAACAGTTTTTAACAGGAAGTCTTTTTTTATAAATTCAGAGAAGAAAATGTAATGCCCGATGAAAGGAAGGGAAATATGAAATATTTTGACATACATGTAACTTACGATAATGCAAAAGACGGAGCAGGTTATTCTATATTTGTTAAGGCAAATACAAGTAACGAAGATAAAGTATTGCAATATGCTATTGACAATCATTTATTTGAGGAAGATGGAGATGAAAAGTATGTTGATTATATAGAAGAGATAAACGAAAAAGATTATTGCAACGTAATAGGTGGATGAAACGGTAATCTCTTAGAAAGCGAGAATACATTATGAAAGTATTTTATTTAGCACAAGAAAATTTTGGTTGTGTTGTTTATGCAGATAATGAAAACGATGCATTTGAAAAAATGAAATGTCAACGAAAAGAATTATTAGAATCTTTAGGTGTATCATTAGATATTATACAATGGGAAATTAAAGAATTTACGCTAGATTTATACGATGGTGTTTTATGTTTTTATTAAGATAAAACGATAATTCTTTAGAAAGTGAGAATTGAAGCAAGAATTTCATAAGAATTGGAGGAAAATAAAATGAGTAATAATAATATTGTATATTTGGAAGTATGCTACGGAAATATAGATTCTATTTGTATTCGTGCAACAAAAAAGCTTTCAAAAGCGGATGCACAATACTATACGATTAATGATGCATTGAAATTGGGTTTTGAAATTAAGCATGTTACTCGAATTATCGAACTTTCAAAAGAAGAAGCATATGGTGCTTTTGATATGGAGAGAAAAACGCCTGTATTTGAGCCTAGATATAAGAGATAAAACGATGCCGGACATTATCGAAGAAAAGGTAAAGAAACGCAATATCAGTGCAAAGAAACTTATGTTTGTTGATACAAGGAAGAATTATTTAACTGAAAGGAGGACCGTCTGAAGACGGTGGCGAATTTCTCCCTGGATTCTTAAGCTGGGGTATCCTTCGCCTAAATTTTGATGAAAAAGAAATTTTGGGAATACATTTTAGAAAATTTTACAATCGATAATAATGGCAGGAAAATAATCTACAATATCATTGATTGGGTATGGATGCAATCAATGGATAAAGAAGATTCAGTTAATACTTTGGATTTTCTCTTAGATGGAATAGGGATTAAAAAAGAAGAGATCGAACAGTTCATTGACTGGAATTAAAACAATAGAAGATTGGAGGAAAAATAATATGTTCACTAAGAAAAAAGTATTTGCTTACGAAAACAGTGATGGTGATAAAGGAATCATCATTGCAGTATCTATAGATGAAGCAAAGAGAATCTTTCATGAAAAATATCCAGAGCGAACTATCGTTGACAACTACTGTGACTACTGCCAGAATGGTGCGTATTTGTTTGAGATGGGCAAAGTGGACAACAATAAATTATATTGTTGTTTCCCATGGTGATGATAAAGATGAGCTTTATCAAACACATGCAGAAAACCGCGGTCAACTTCGGTTGTCCGCCGGTGTATCACTAAGAGATAGGAGGAAGATTAAATATGGATTCAAGATTTTTTGAACGAAAATGTTTCGTAACAACATCGGAAAGTTTATTAAAATTCATGCAAGAGCAGGAAGATGATTCATCTTTAACATTTAACATGGAAAAAGATACCAAGGAAATATTTTTATATAGTCCGGCATATGATGTCGAGTATAATGAAGATGATATCATTGAGCGTGTTAGCAATGAGTTAAATGTAGAAATCAATAATATTTTTGTAGATGGAGATAAATATTGTGCTGCGATTTATTTTACAGTAAAAAAATTAGAACAATAAAACAATGATCTTAGAAGGGAAATATACTATGAAGGAAGAGTTAAAGGATGAAATTAGAAACTATGTTAAGATTAATAATCTTAATGCATCTCAAGCGGATAAATTAATTGATGAATATGAATCGGAACAGACATTTACGGAGCATGATGATGGAAGTTTCGAAATGATTACAGGAAATACAATCGAGGAAGTAACTGAGTGGTTGCGTCAAAAAAAAATTAATTAAAGCAATAATGATTATACAAAAGGTCGGAATAACCGGCCTTTTTTTATTTTCATTCTTAATATTTCATACTGCTATTAAATCGAAGAATGACGACAAGGAGGTGTAAATTATATAGTTATTATTTTGATTTTATCAGAAAATCTTTTTCATAAAACCTGTCCAACTTTTTAAGAATAAAAAATAATTATACAGAAAAATCGAATACATGAGATTTCTGACATACTATATGTAGAAGGAACTAAACGAAGTAGTGATTTACTGAAGTTTTGCTGTGATCTTCTCGTGCGTGTGGATTAAAATTCACTACGTTCTATCATACTATGTATGTAACAATTTTATCTTTTTATAAAATTTGTCCGATGTTTTAAAGAGTTTAGATAAAAAAATTTATACAGAAAAATCAGATAAGCAAGATTTCTGTCATACTATATAGGAAAGGAGGACGTTTTATAAAAAAGCAAGAATTCCCCTGACTCTTTAGGCTGCGGGATGAATTGTAAAATTCGTGTAACGTCAGTAGTAGGCGGAGAAACGGTATCCCCCACTGACATGAAGTGAAACCCCACCGGAAAAACATCAGCATTCAGTCTCCGCATAAAGGATACCAACTGAAGATTAAAACAAAGATGATGGGAGATAAGAAAGGAGAGACAATAGAATTTCCCAATTACGAAAAATTATTTTAAAAGAAAAGGAGAAATCAAATGAGTAAAAAGAAAATTTTGACAGGTATTTTATTAACAGTTATGGTACTGACAAGTGCAATTCCAGCTTTTGCAGCGGAAACTGTATGCACACATCCTGAAGAGGCATTGGATTGGGCATATCCTTATAAAAAGAAACCAACTTGTCAGGAGACAGGGTTAACTGATGAAATTTGTACTATTTGTGGTGCAGTTGTACATGCTGATGTGGTAGTTCCTAAAGATGATCACTCTTACAATGTTGAGAGTGTAAAAAATTCCGTGATTACAGATGATGGAATTGATTATGGAACAATCACAAGTAAATGTAAATGGTGTGGAAAGGAACGGGTGGATGAATTAACCAAGGACCCTGCGATTTGTGAGCATAATACACAGATGCAGTATACAGAAGGAAAAAATGCCACTTGTGAAGAAGACGGATATACAAGCGATTTTATCTGTACAGACTGTGGGACCGTTATTAAAGGAGAAGTTACTTCTGCTTATGGACATCATTGGAATAACGGAGAAGTAACAAAAGCACCAACAACATCATCTGCCGGAGAAAAAACATATACCTGTATCAATTGTAAAAAAACAAAAACAGAAGAGATTCCGAAGCTTACAGAGACAAGTAAGCCATCCGAAAGCGGTAAAAATAATACTATAATTGTAAATCCTGCAAAATCGGTTGTAAAAGCTGGAACAAGATTTAGTGTTTCTGGTCAGGTTTACAAAGTGACAAAAGCAGGCAAGGAAGTCAGCTTTATTCAGGCAAAGAAAAATGCAAAAAGAGTTGTGATTCCTGCAACTGTTAAAAGTAAAGGTGTTACATATAAGGTGACTTCTGTAGCGGCAAAAGCTGTAAAAAACAATAAAAAAGTGAAATCTGTAGTAATCGGAGCGAATGTTAAGCGTATCAGCAACAATGCGTTCTATAAATGCAAGAGCTTAAAGACAGTAACCATTAAATCAGTGCTGCTTACGAAAAAGACAGCAAATAAGAAAGCGTTCAAGGGTGTTGGTAAGAAGATGGTTATCAAGGTACCGAAGAAAATGAAAAAGTCATATGCAAGGATTTTTAGAGGATTAGCCATTAGATAGCTTATTTTAGCGAGGGATTAACGGTAAAATAAACATAGATTTATAAAGTCTTTCCTTTTAAGGCCCTCTTTCTATCTGAGAAAGAGGGCTTACATATTAATAAAAAGAGTCAAAAGAGATAATCAAAGTGAACTACCCACCACCTAAAGGTAGTGGGCTTTTGTTAAATGGTTCACCAGACTAAGCATTCAGAAATGGATACTACGATATTTAGGTCATGATACCCTCGGTTGACGCAACAGACCGTCGCTCTATCATACATATTTAACAAAATAATATAAGGATTCCCCTTCCTCAACATCAGTAGGTAGGGGAGGAATTATCTAAAATTCACTAAGCGTCAGTGGTGGGCGGAGAGAGATTGGTATCCCCCACTGACAAGAGACTTAAGCAACAGTCGGATTTTCCCGATATTCAGGCTCCGTTAAATTTACCGACTGTGGATTAAAACAATTGTATCAATGTGTCCGAGTGATCCAGCAGCATATCCGACTTATGGCGGTTGGAAACCAGCACATTTAGGAACGCTTACAAGTTCGAGAAAGCAATAAAGACTTATGTGAATGAGACAAACTGGAAAACTATCCATACAGAGTATCTTTATAAAACCAGGAAGAAAAATTCTAAAACTATGTATATAAAGTATAAAAGAACTCATCTGCGTAAATATAGGATGCATTACAAAAAGAATTCCAAAAAATATACTAAAGATGAGCAAAATAAGGTTATTCTTACAAAGAATGGCTCTTCTTATAAAAAACCAAAAAGTCCTTATAAAAAATGGTGATCTATGTCAATGATATAAAGATAAGGAAGTGATAAGATGAGAAATCCATGCGGAATATGTATGGAAAAGGATCGTTGTCAGGGGATGAATCAACCCTGCAGGCAGAAAAAATTTTTCGAACAATTAAAAAAAGAAGATTTGCAATCGAGCGGTAAATCAAAAAAGTATTTGGAAAGAACACGATTCTAAGAAATATAATGGCGATAATATTTTTTTATACTACTGCAATGCTTAACCCTTTAGTCCTGAAAAAGTTGTCTTTTCAGGACTTTTTGTTATTGTTTTGCTTGTTCTATCATTATATATCTGAGATAAATTGTTGACGAAAAGGAGGTTAAAATATCGAGTCAAAATCTCAATTATATAATAAATGGAGGAATTTATCATGACAATTTATTTAAGTACAGTAAGAACTTTATTTATGTATGTTAATATTATCTTTTTTACTATTTATATCTGGTATTGTGGCTACTGTAAAGTTTTTTTACGAGAGCAAATTGATGACCAAAGAAATAGTTGTAAATGGATTCATGAAAAGATTAAAGGGGTAGAAGAGAAGAAATGGTTATGTAGTGCTTGGCTTAATATTGCGGTATATGTTGTGGCATTATATTATAATGATTTGCAGATGAGGACAACAACATGGTTTTTCTTTTCTGGTATTCTCTTTGCTTACTGTGAAACGGAAAGCTTCAAAGAATTTTCAAATGAACTTAAAATGACAATTCATACTACCATTATGGTATCTATAATCATGTTTTGTAGTGCCAATGATATTGTAACATATATAAGTAATCAGACCGGAATTCTATTTTTAATGGGGCTTAGATATATTTTTATAAAAATATATCAACGCATGAAAATAGAATATATGGAATATACCGATTTAATAATTGCTCTTGTTTGGACAGGTTTTCTTTTAATCTTTATTCAAAAATTTTTCTTTAATCCAGAATTATATTTACTTGTGGCCACTTGTATAATCTTTATGCTTAAAGATCATATAATTCGTACATTTTCGAAATACACTGCTTATAAAGCAACTTCGTTTATGCTTATAGAAGCACTTATACTAACAATTGGAATATATGGAGGATATCATTTATTAAGTATAGGGATAAATCCATATTTTTGGATAGCAGTATGTATTATTGCCGAATATTCTCTCTTTCTTTGGGAAACGTATTATTTTATTTGCATAATAAAAAATCAGAAGCTGAATAAAACCACTATCGGGTAAGAGAGACATATGAAATATATTGGAATAATTATTAAAAATATAAGAAATTTTATCAGAAATTTATGCTCAGAAGATTCTCCAATGGAAGATATAAAGAGAAATTTTTGTAAATATTCTAAAATCAAGAGAGAGTTTGACTCCAAAAAATTACATAGAAATTTTTAAATGTAATTGAAAATCTCGTCATTTGTGGCGGGATTTTTTTCTATTTTTTATTTCTCCAGTAAAACAATCATATTAATAATGCCACAATAATTGTTTTATTTTACCGTTTAGGAAATGACGGAGAAAGGAGATTTTATGAGAAAAAAAATCCATTCATTGCCATCTTATCAACCTTTGTTTTATGTGCTGGAGTTTCTTCTTTAACAAAAAATCTTTTCATAAAATCCGACCGACTGGTAAGAAATTAGAAATACTTATACAGAAAAATCGAACCAGCCAAATTCCTGACATACTATATATGAAAGGTAGAAGGATTTTATAAAAAGCAAGGATTCTCCTGCCTCTTTAAGTTGTAGGATGAATTGTAAAATTCATGTAACGTCAGTGGTGGGCGGAGAAGTTGTATCCCCCACTGACAGGAAGTGAAACCCTGCCGGAAGAAATGCCGGCATTCAGCCTCCGCATAAAGGATACCGGCTGTAGATTAAAACAATTTTTATTGATGACAACGATATACCACTTTGATTCATTACTTTGGAGGAATTGTTATGGAAAGAGAAAAAATTAAGCTTTCTTTATTTTATCTTATGTTATGCCTCATTATTCTTTTATGTCTGAGTAATAAGGTAATCGCGAAAGAAAATACACCAAATTCTTATAATATACCAACGGATTGCTATTTGAAGGTTACTCCACGAAAGAAAAAAACTGTGTTAACACAATCTTCTACGCCGCAGATTACTGTCAAGAAGACGACAAAAGTTACAACAAAAAAAGAAAGAATGAAGAAAACGGCAAAGAAAAATTTTTCAAAAACTACAACAAAGACGCGAAAAAGGAAAAAGGTATCTAAAAATGTTACAGTCTCTACTGTAGTAGAAACGGTAACTGTTACGACAACAAAAATATTGAAAAAAAAAGGCTCTAAGATTAGAACAGTTGTAAGAAAGACTGTAACAACTGTAAAAACAACTAAAACTACAATAGCTACCAGCAATAATTCTATAAATATAAATAGTTTAGACAGAGGATTTATGATTTCAAAATTCAGTGATATAAAAGGGCATGTGAATCCTAAAGTTTATAATGCATTTGATGAACTGGGATTTACTTTTAAAATTGATTCACAATTAAAAACAACTGGAGTATTCAGTATTCAAAATCACTGGATAAAATTAAAAAATGGAAGGTCGGCTTATCTTCTTCATGAGTTGGGACATTTTGTATCTTGTTTGAAAGGAAAAAATGGCTCAAAAATAGATACATCTTCTGAGTTTGTGCGTATCTATAATACAGAGAAAAATAATTATGTTGGTTATAACAAGGGATATGTGACAAGAACTTCTTCTGAATTTTTTGCGGAGGCTTTTCGTGATTATACGGACAATCCTATTATTTTAAAAAAATGTTGCCCGCAGACATATGCTTATATGGAGAAAATGGTAAATTCAATCTCGGCAAATGATATAGTTAATTTCCGGAATAGATATGGATGGTGTTGGACGAAAAATTAGAAATTTGTTAACAGAAAATCTTTTTCGTGTTAGATAAAAGGGATTTTTCCAGAGAAGAATTGGATGCAGCATATAAAAAGTTGGAAGATGATCTGATGAACGATAGGATTACTCCTGATGAACATATTACAAGATATAATACCCTTATGAAATTAGAAAATCAACCATTTGGACCTCCTCAGTTACATGAACATATTTAACATCTCGTTGTCTGTGGCTGAATACTTTCTAAAAATATTTTCCACAGAAAAACGGGTTGTATTAATTAATATATCATACTTTCTATAGAAGAAAATTTTTGATTCTTATTATTTTTATGGAAAGGAGGAAGCCATGGACAACAAAATAATATAAGGATTCCCCTTCCTCAACATCAGTAGGTAGGGGAGGAATTATCTAAAATTCACTAAGCGTCAGTGGCGGGCGGAGAGAGATTGGTATCCCCCACTGACAAGAGACTTAAGCAACAGTCGGATTTTCCCGATATTCAGGCTTCGTTAAACTTACCGACTGTGGATTAAAACAATGATTAAAACAATCGCAATAAACAGAGGCTTAAGGTTGCCAATCAACGAAAAGACTTTCTGTATAAGCAGTCAAGACAGATAACCAATGCTTATGATCGAATTTGAAAGGGGGGATACTATGAAAAAATTTGATACATATATAGTTAACAAAATTTTTACAGTACCGTATTTGGATAGAATGATAAGCGAAGATAGTATTCCCGACTCTTTTTTTGAGTGCGTAAGGAGATATGTAAAAACGGATGATGCAACGATTGGTGAAGCAATAAGCGAAATATATCATTTCATGAATTATGAATATAGAAATGAGTATTATTATAAAAATACAATACTTAACCAGTTGCTTATAAAAAAACATGATTTGTATAATGCAGCTGCACTTACTGAATTGCCTATTGGTAATTCAAAAGCAGATTTTATTATGATTAATGATCGTGGAGTAGTATACGAAATAAAAACAGATTTAGATAATCTAATTCGATTAGAGAATCAGCTAAAAGATTATTATAAAGTATTTAGTTATATTTATGTTGTGGTTGGAAATAAACAATTACCACATGTAAAAGAATTTTTAAAAGATCAAAAAGTTGGAATATATGAACTAACTGCAAGTGGAAGACTGATTTGTAGAAAAAAAGCTTTTTATAATAGAGATAATCTGTCATATGGAGCAATGTTCCAAGTGTTACGTAAAGCGGAATTTGAATCTATTATATTGAAACATTTTCATAGGTTACCAGAGGTTAATAGCTTTCAATATTATAGAGAATGTAAAAAATGGTTGGAGCGTATAAATATTGTTACATTGCAAAAAGATGTGATGAAATGTTTAAAAGCAAGAACATTGATGTTGATAGAGAATAAATTAGAAGAAAAGGTTCCGTATGAATTAAGGTTTTATGCATACTTTTCAAAAAAAATCGGCACTAATTATCAAGACATAGATAAATTATGGAATGCAAGAATGTAGGGAAGGGGCATGTATTTTGTTAACAGAAAATCTTTTTCGTGTTAGATAAAAAATAATTCTATAGAAAAATTAAATACATGAGATTTCTTCCATAGATATGAAGAGAAATATTAGCATTCAGTCTCCGCATAATAGATACCGGCTGGAAATCAAAACATATTGGTGTTGGAGTTACCTGTGGGGACAGAGTGATCCTTAAGGATGAACACGAACTTCATTCATTTATCTGCAGCTTTACTGGAACAAGTGTCTACTTGGTGGATAAAAACGGCTGCTATGTATCACAGCCCGGAAAAACATATAAACAATGGCCATTATTAAAACTGAAACGGTTACATCCCAATGGTAACTGGCTAATGGCATAAATAGTGATTCCTCTCTCCGCCTGTAGAGGCGGGAGACTTCTCGCTAGTTGAGTTAAACAAAAAAAGTAGGATACATGAGGTGTATATGAGAAATTTATATTCTGTTAGGATCATAAGAAAAGAAAGCCAAGCTGTTCAGGCGGTGTATATTGAAGAGTTCTGGAAATTTTGCGGAGTTTACACCAGTGAATATATTACAAAATATTCCGATACTATGCTAGATGAAGATATAGTTGATTGCAATATCATTTTGGATGAAGATGCTGCGTGTTTAAGCAAGCTTAAAGCAAGGTTCTCTGTAATGTTTTCTGATTTACAAAGATATTCGGACTTGTCTGGCAGGGATAAAAGAAAGAGACTTGGATGGAAGATAGAGAGGGAATTACTATCAAAGATAGCAGAGCTTTTTGAATGGGATAAAGAGTACATACAAGATTTCAAAAAGATATGCAAGGCATTTGTAGGATCAGATTTTGCTTATAATAATTATCTAACGCATTTGTTTTTAGATCAGTTTAGCGATGATATGAAACTTATGCAGATAGATATTCTAAATGGATGTATGGATATGATATATACAGAAGGGGCAAAGCTGAAGGGGAGTTCGTATCGAAAGTTTGCTTATCTGAATTGTATGAGGAAGATTAACAGAATTTGTTTATCAAAAGAAACTAGAAGAATTTTTGATGATGGAATTATAATGAAAGTGGCACATCAATTATCTGTTGAAGATGAAGCATTTTCTATGGGGAATGTACTTGCAAGTCTGGTTGGTTTAAGCAGAAGAAAGTTTTGGAATCAGGGACAGTTATATATGCAAGAGGTATTGGATAAAGAAGGGGATAATAAGTACAGCGCTTTTGTTTATTACGCGTTAGCACATTTCCTTGAAGTGGAAGAAAAGGATGAACAGGAAGCATGGAAGTTATATCATCATATGGGGAAGATAGCCCCCCAAAGTTATCGTATGCTTTTTAAACGTGCAACGGAGTTATTCCATCAGAAGAAAAGTCCAGACTGGTGTAATGAGTTTTTCAGATTTATAAGTTGATGAAGGAGAAAGAGGCAAAAGGTTGGATTCAACCATTAGAGTTAGAGTATTATTATAAATGTGCCAAAATATTGAATAGAATTCCAGCAGACATATCTGAGGGAATTGGAATAAAGCATATAGAAGAAAAGGATATAGAAGAAATAAAGAGTGATAAGTTTATAAATAGTAATTTTATGAAGAATTTTATTTTTGATAATAATTTGAGAGCTATATATATAAAATATTTCCAAGCAAAAATGGAAACATAATTTTTATTCTTCTGGTAATCAACCATACTAATAGTGAACATATTTAAAGACGAATGGAGTGTAATTACATATCTGTTTGTCTTTTTTTGTGTAATTCAACAAAAAAGGAGGAATAAAAATGACAAGAAAAGAGGCTGCGATAAGATATGCCTTAGAAAATGGAGAACTAGATGGTTTAAAGGTCTGGTTACTTAATGGAGGTGACATTGAAGAATACTTTGTAAAAAACAAGAAAAATATTAAAATAACGATTAATGAAAAACAATTTTCCCTATCTGCTAAAGAAGCTGCAGATATTGTGAAAGGAATGATGCCAATCGAATTTAGCCGGCAGGATTTCGTTAACTTATATTTTAAGTTATCTGAGGAGAAACAGAAAGAATTATACAATGAAGTATTTCCTTATTATCCACAAGTTATCCGGACTAAAAAGAATCCATCATCGAAAGAAATTTTAGATGCTGTAAAAAGAAAGCATTACATTCACTTTCCAGATAATTTTTACGATATCTTATCAGATGAAGATCTGGCAGAATGTCTTTTATACGATGAGAGTATGATGCACGATGTACCAGAAAGTCGTTGGAATTCAGAATTGGCTATTTTGTTTAGTAAGAAACTAGCGGATAAAGGGGCTTACTATGACAGAATATGCATACCGGAGGAATGCCAAAGTGCTGTATATTGGGAAAATCTTTGTAAGGCAGATGGTTATTATTACCGTATTCTGCCAGAAAAATACAAAGATATTCTTTCAGAAGAACTAATTTTGTTTACTCTTAAAAATTCAAAGTCTTATATCGGACCATGCCATCTATTTGAGACAATCCCCGATGAGTTAAAGACAGCTAAAGTATCTTTGTTGTGCTGCTTAAAGCATTTTGCAGCGATAGAATACTTGCCGAAACGATATCAGATAGATAAATTTTATGAAATATTATCTGATCATGGACAAAACAGTTTTTTAAATTGTATTCATTTAAACACTATCTCGAAAGAGTTGTTATTAAAATGTATCCAGAGAGAAGAAGGAAAATTTGGTGGAAAGATACCTGAAAGTTACTGGGACGAAGAATTAGCTGTTGCGGTTGCGGGGCATACTGACGAGTTAAAAATCATCCCTACTGCATGGCGAACAAAAGAAGTTTATAAAACTTTTGTTTCAAAAAGAGGAACAAATATTGAACAGGTTCCTAAAAATGCAATAGATGAAGAACTCTGTCTTATTGCGATGGAATCGAATTCTTTTGCTGCTCTGAGATATATCCCAGAAAATATGAAAACAGATTCTTTCTGGGAAAAAGTAATTGATAGAAACCTGTTTTATAAAGTTTCAGATCTGCCGGAGAAATATCAGGAGCAGGCGTGGACCCCAGAAAAATGCTGTTCCCTTTCCGATATTCCATCAAAATTAAAGGATGAGGATCATGTGCTCGCTTATCTTGAAACGCGAGGGCATATCTTGCCAAGTGATTTTGAAGAGTTTCAGACTCAAAAAATCATTGATCATGTTATGAGCAGGGAACATAATTCGAATTCCAAATTATGGTTATTAAAGTATATAGAGCCTGAATTTAGAAGACGGGCTGATATGCAAGAGGTGCTTACTAATTGTAAAGATGCTATTTTTCTAAAAAATCTCTCGCAGGATGAAATCAGAGAAAATATTAATGCATTTCCAAAAAATATTCTTTTTGCACCTGATTGGTATAAGGATGACATAAAAATACCTGAAAAGTATTTTGAACCAGGACAACAACTTACATTATTTGATTTCATAACAGAATAATAAAAGAAAGAAGGAAAATTATTATGAATATGTATCTCGTATATGAAAAAAATTACGCAATAGATGATGTTGACTGTATCGAGGAATGTGAGATGAAATTATATTCATCACTAGAAACAGCAAAACGGGAGATAAGTAAAAGAAAAGAGTCATATGAAAGGGAAATATTATATACTTTTCTGCCTTCGAAAAGTTCTGAAAAGTGTTTGTTTTTCGCAGTAAATTACAACGAAAAAGAAGACACATATGATGGAGCATTTTGTGTTTGCTTGTGTAAAATTCCAGTAGAAAAATAAAAGGAGGAAATATGAGATGATAAAAAGTATGGATAATATTGATGTTCTTATCGCCGCATGTGACTATAAAAAAATAACAAAAAACTGTCAAAAATGTTATAGAAAACTCGAAAGGAAGGCAGGTTTCAACCTCATAAAATCCCCTGAATTACATGGAGAATTGTTGGAACTAATTGGAGAAAAATACGCTGAGAATATTATTAACAAAACAAAATTTTCTGTAAGAAAAATCATTAAAGAACTTTCTTATTTTCCAGAATATGCAAAAAACAAATTAGCACAGGAAAAAAAAGATGAAGCTGCATTTGTTACGCCAAATGATAATGTAAAGAAAATTATATTGCCACCAAAGGTCGAAAACGAAGATATTTTCAGTGTAATTAAATCAAATGTATTTCGTTATTTTGGTGTAGAAGAAGCAGTTCATTCGATTTTCAGATTACATGTTTAGAATAAAAAAGGAGGAAAGCGGGAAATAGAATATTAGTATATCCCCTGATGGTTTGACCAGGATGGGGATATCCCCGCATATAATAAAATGAATAAAAACATGGCTACTATATTAAAAGCAGCACAGTATAATATTGTCAATATCAAATGGGATACAGACGGGGATGAAGAATTATTCGCTTCATTGCCACAGGAAATAGATCTTCCTCTTCAATTCGCTTCCGTTGCGGAAAATGAAGACTATCTTGATGAAATTTCTGATTGGCTTTCTGATGAGTATGGGTATTGCAATAATGGCTTTTCTGTTCAAAAAACACATATAGCATATGTGGCTTTTTCCGAGACACAAAAACAATGGATGAACCAGTTATTGCAGATGAGCAACGCTGAAGTTTACCAGAAATATAGACTAGAGCGAGAAAAAGCTTTGGTATTTACGATATCCTTTGATGACAATATGAAAGTTCAAATGAAATTTGACTCAAATTCCTCAGAAATAATCTTGTTTGACAAAGATTTAGAGGTATACCGAGGAAAATGTCAAGAAGGTACATGGAAGGCAAATTATAATGATGTCGTTTATGTTGTAGAAGACAACAATATGACGGCGAAAAAAGCCGAAGACATTATGGATTTTGCTATTTTTGAAGAGGCAACATCAATAATATACGCTTGGAAGATGCATCCAGAAGATATAGAAAAACATATCCCGTATATCTTAAGATATTTGCCGGAAGGATACGACACAGATACACTGTTTGATGTTTTTTCTAAGGTTGACAATGAGATTGATATTCCAGTGCGTCTAAAGAATGCAGTTAGTTCAAATACAATAAAAGTAAGATATTCTACCATCAACTGTGAAAATAAAGTAAGAAAATGGAATCAGTCGCTGGAAGAAATCTTAAAGAAATGGTGGGCTGAAGACGGAATGGATTTACCTAGTGCGGATGATCCGGTAGTAGAATGCTATATTGATGAAAACAAACATAAGGTAAATACTTTTAAAGAGCTGATAACAGAACTTAATATTTTGTATTGGTCTAATAAAAGCAATTGTAACCAAAAAGATATTGATTCAGATTTTGATGTTCAAGTAAAAAGAAAAATTTCGTTAAAAGAATATTTGATGATGCAGTTTAATTATTGCAATGCAATAGCAATAGATATTCTGGAGCATAACAAATCTAAAAAAATTCAGGAATATGTAAAGCAGTTTGTTCAGATTGAAAGTTCTGTAGCAGATGGAACAGATGTTGATTGGATTCGTATCAATTGGGGAGATATTTATATCTTCTTGTATGATAACGGAAGTATTCGTTATCAATTAGACCCACATAATGGTTATGGTAATGAACTTATTGATACTTTTGAAAGAGGTAGATTTACAGCGGAGATATTAACATTAGAAGAAGCACCTGTCGCTAGAAATGGTGTTTTATATTACGAAGAAGAAACCGGTTATCCAGATGATGTACCGATGTACATTCCAATGAGATAATTAACAAAGGAGAAATATTATGTTAAAAGAAATCAAGAAGGAATCTGACGTTATTACAAATCAGGACTTATTTAATGAGATCATTAAAAAAGTTAAAAAATCTGATAAATGGCCGTCCAGTATTATAGACTATGAACTGGAAGACCATTATGAAACAGGACTTTATAATTATGAGTTTAATCCTGTATTCACTCTGCAGCCAGGCAGTAATGAAGGATATTATCTAAGCCTTTATATTAGAGGATACTATGGTTTAACGGATAAGTTTGATCTTGTCTCGTTAGGGACAATCAAGACTCTGCTTACAGATAAGGAGAGTATTCGACAGATGGCTGCTCTTTATGGGGAGTGTCTAATCGCTTATGAAGAAATCATGAATGATGAACTGGATAAATTTACAAGAAAAGGGTATAACCTATTTCTGGTAGATGAAGAAGGAAAAATGCGTCATTGTCTCTCTGAGCTTTCAAGTAAAGAAAAAGCAATAGAAAGATTTAAACTGTGTTCTGTAAAATATCGCAAGGGTGTCGTAAGGGACAATCTGACGAGAAAAGAGTTTGTATTATCAAAGTAAAACAGCATCAAAAAACTATTGTCAATATCAAATGGGATACAGACGGGGATGAAGAATTATTTACTTCATTGCTACAGGAAATAGATCTTCCTCTTCAATTTGCTTCCGTTGCGGAAGATGAAGACTATCTTGATGAGATTTCTGATTGGCTTTCTGATGAGTATGGGTATTGCAATAATGGCTTTTCTGTTCAAGTTAGATAAAAAATATTTCTACAGAAAAATCGAATAAGCAAGATTTTTGCCATCCTATATAGAAAAGGTATACCGATGAAATAACAAAAGGAGAAAGATTATGTTGAAAGAGATTAAAAAAGAAAAAGATGTAATCACGAATCAGGACTTATTTAATGAGATCATTAAAAAAGTTAAAAAATCTGATAAATGGCCGTCCAGTATTATAGACTATGAACTGGAAGACCATTATGAAACAGGACTTTATAATTATGAGTTTAATCCTGTATTCACTCTGCAGCCAGGCAGTAATGAAGGATATTATCTAAGCCTTTATATTAGAGGATACTATGGTTTAACGGATAAGTTTGATCTTGTCTCGTTAGGGACAATCAAGACTCTGCTTACAGATAAGGAGAGTATTCGACAGATGGCTGCTCTTTATGGGGAGTGTCTAATCGCTTATGAAGAAATCATGAATGATGAACTGGATAAATTTACAAGAAAAGGGTATGACCTATTTCTGGTAGATAAGGAAGAAAAAATGCATCCTTATCTTTCTGGACTTTCAAGTAAGGAAAAAGCAATGGAAAGATTTAAGTTGTACCATGAAAAAAATTCGGAACAGTATCTAAAAGGAGTCGTAAGGGATAATTTAACACGAAAAGAATTTGTTTTCTGGGCTTTCAGGTAAGGAAAAAGTATACATAGATATGCAATCATTGGCCACTACATTTCTACAAATTCATACTGTGAGTATCAGACTGGTTTAACAAAAAATCTTTTATTCGTGTAACGTCAGTGGTGGGCGGCTGACATGAAGTTAATCCCTGCCGGAAGAAATACCGGCATTCAGCCTCTGCATAAAGGATGCAGGCTGTGGATTAAAACAAGTTTGAGCCACTTAATTGTACTTGCAAAAAACATGCTGCCATTACTTGAGAATGGTCATTTGAAGATGTTATGCGTCAATGGACAGGAAGTAGCAGCTGATGGTATTAAAGTTGTTGATGCAGAAGATTATGACATTGTTTACTGGGAATCCAATGAAAGGAAAAAGTGATGAGGAAATTAAAGGTAGATTTAAGCAGATATCATAGATGGTTTATCAGATGGTCAGAAAGAAATATTACAGAAGAGGATTGCTTAAATGGAGAGATAGAAAATTTATATGTCATGTTAAGCGATTGGCTAGATTTAATGGCAATACCCATTGACAGGAAATTAATTGGACAAGAAATTGTATTCCCAGTTAATGCTGAACATCAAGATAAGATTACATATGATACTTTTTTAGAAGGCTGCAGGATTATAAAAGGGAAAGTAACAAAGGTTACGCCTGTTCAAATCTGTGTAAACGGAAAATTTTATGATTATGCTGAAGGAAAAGTTGTATTTGACAAATTGGAATATTGTATTTTAAGTTTAGTTTACGATGGTGATATGCTTTTTCAGGGAAATATGATGGACTCAATATATCCCGACAATTTGATTGATATTGATGAATCAGTCGGAATAACAAAAGAAGAAATTTTCGTATAGAAAGGCTTTGTAACAGATATGGAAAAGGTGGAGAAAGAAATCTCCACCTTTTTATGATGAATTGCTCCGTAAAATAATTATACAGAAAAATTGAATGCATGAGATTTCTGTTATACTATATAGAAAAGGAGGACAGACTTTATGAATGTAGATCCAAAGCAAATCAATAATTTGATAAAAATTTTTTGTGAACTAGACGAAGAATACAGAGGGAAAGCTCTTATGGAAATGAATGGACTGTTTTTTGAGTATATGAATGAGCAAGATTGCAAAAGAAATAATATCCCTGTGACGCAAGAGGCAAAACGTAATTTTATTGCTGACACAAAAGAATTTGCAGAACTTCTTTCTGAGTTATCTAAAACACAAAAAGCATCTATAGTAATGTATATGGAACATTTGAGTCCAGGGAGTTTTACAGAAGAAAACGAACTAGAAATTAAAATCAATCATAGGAAAATCACTTTGAGAGAATACATCGAAAAGTATCTTCCAGATGCAGATGTGGGAGAAGCAAAAGAAATATATAGGGAATTTGGAACATATGCGAAAAATTAGCTTTGATTTATTTTTCTTGATTCTATCATACTAATAATAGGATGTAAATAAGGCATTCCCCGCTATAACCTTATTTCATTCCTTTGTTAATCTCCCTGAGTATATTCAGGGAGATTTTGTACTGAAAAAACTGCTATTATCAAACACACGCAGAAAACCGCTGGCAGCTTCAGTTGCCTGTCGGTTATCACAATGAAAATATCGAAAGGAGCATTTAATGGGAGAAATTTTTAATTTAGATGATATGATAAAAAAAGAAATGAAAGGATTCAAAAAGGACGAGAATTCATCAGCAAAACCATCTGAATACCTAAGAGAGTATGCAGATACTTTACAGGAACTGGCAGAAATCATTCGGTCATATTTGGATATAGCAGACGAATATCTCCAAGATATGATTGGTCAAACTAAACTTGATTATCGAGATTTTTGCATTGAAGAAGACGATATTGAAGTATTTCTTGAAAGTATAACAGATAGCAATTTAGCTCCTGTTATATATATGAATCATGCGGCAGATGGAAAAGTATACCGAGCGACCATTTGCTTACTGGAGACCAGTGAAGAATTTGTTGATGTAAAAGGATCATTAGAGATGTATGATAGTAAAAAAGTATTTGCATTTGATTTTGATTCTAATACATGGATACTTGCTGCGGAGGATAAATTATCAGATACAATGCAGAAAATCCTTAATTCGAATTCTTTAGAAAGTCATATTTTACAGGAAATTATTTTAGCAACAAATGGCAGACTAGATGAAAAGAAATATGCTGCCATTAAGAAAAATTATGCTCCTCTTTTTGCTTTGTATAATCAGGTGCATAATTACATGATTCCAGTATGCGAACTGGATAATACAGGGAAAAGATGCTCTCTTTATCTCGAACCAAGAGATCCGTTCCGCATAGGATTTCGTATAGGATATGAAAAAAATATGTATGTTCTTTATCAATATCTTGATCCTTTTGATTTTTCAGAAGACGAAGAATTATGGATAACGAATGGGAAAGAACCAGAGATCTATTTAAAAGAAATAGATAGAATATCAGATTGTAAGTCGGTAGTAAAACAGTTATGTTCTATGGCAAATCGTTATGCCGATGATCTGATTTTTACAGTTCCGTTATCATTTGAGTGCTTTACTGAAACAAGTAATGTAAAAAAGATCGGAAAAAGAATTTACTTTACAAGCGGAGAAGATAGAGAGTTGTCTGAAAAAGAAAAGAAAAATTTAGCAGGATTAAAAGGCGTGGTTAGTAGTTTTCAGCGAATGGTATTTAAATAATATTAAGGTTCGCATTCCCCTTCCTCAACATCAGTAGGTAGGGGAGGAATTATCTAAAATTCACTAAGCGTCAGTGGTGGGCGGAGAGAGATTGGTATCCCCCACTGACAAGAGACTTAAGCAACAGTCGGATTTTCCCGATATTCAGGCTCCGTTAAACTTACCGACTGTGGATTAAAACAATTCACTTTTTCTTTTTAACCACACCTATTTAGCCGTCTTCTTATGGGTGTGGTTATTCTATCAGCTTAGGCAGAGTACTACGTCCATAGGAGCTATGCATCGCATGGGCGCGGAGGCTTCATTACGATAGATTCAAACTTTTAACAGAGAACAACTCTAGTTATTTCATTATAAAAAATCCATCAAAGATTTAAACTCTATATTCCGTTTTAGCTTTTTAAAGGCTATATTTTTAATCTGATATACCCTCTGATGGGTAAATCCCATTTTTTCTCCTATTTCTCTGCCGCTTAAAACTTCTTTTCCATTTAATCCATATAATTGTTCAATTACAAAAAGCTCATTTTCAGATAGAATTTTCCTAAGTAGAATGGATACTCTTTTTTTCATATCCTTATTACAGACATAATTTTCAATATTTCTATCAGATGGAATTAGATTTCCTAATGTTATATTCTCTTCCTGCTCTGTTATGGCTTCTTTATCCAGTGATAAACATTGTTGGTTCCAGTCCGTTAATACATATTCAAGAAGAACCCCTTTATACCCTGTACTTTTCTTTATCTCCTCCATTGTTGGTTTCCTGTTATATAAAAGATAATATTCCCGACAAAGTTGCTCTATTTTCTTTCTGGCTTCTGCGATACGAAAGGGACGTATTATCATTTCTGAGGAGTTTGCAAATTCTCGGATATATTTTTTTATCCATGGAGTAGCATATGTAGAAAAGGCTGTCTGATAGGATAACTCAAATCGGCCAAGAGCTTCAATAAGCCCTTTAATTCCTTCATGAAAAAGGTCAGCAATATCTATACCAGGACATCCAAAAGAAAATTTCTGAGCAATTCTTAATACAAGGCCTGCATTGGAAAGAATAATTTTGTCATGAATTAAATTGTCTCCTGTTTTTTTATATTCTAATATCAGTTTGTCTAAATCCTTTTTTGTGAGTACAGGGTTGTTTTTTATAATGTCATATATATAATATTCAGATTCGTACATTTTTATCCACCTCTTTCGTGTATATTAATAATTTTTTCTATATTTATAGTATGAAAGAAAAATTTTTAAATCTTTTTTCTGTAGAATTTTTTCTATTTCCCTTGTGTTTTTTGCTTTTATGGATTAGTACAACAAAAATCTTATACAGAAAAATTAAAACCATCTTCAAAATATCATACTAATAATAAGGAATATAAGAAGTAAGCTACTGCGAATAGTAGTTATAGTGCATCGACAAAATACAAGGAGAAAATCATGTCTATAGAAAATAAACAGATGATATGGATATATGGATGTATCGATAAGATTATCTATGATAACAAAAAAGGATTTATGATATTTGTTCTTCGTAAGAAAACAAATTCTATTATTGTTAAAGGAGAATTTTTACAGATTCCTCTGAAAAGCAGTATTCGTATACTCGGATATTATGTAAGGGATAAAAAATATGGGAAGCAATTTTCAGCTATTTCTTATCAATTCGTAATACCTGAAAATATCTACTCATGGCAGAAATGGCTTGCAAGCGGGATTATTAAAGGGATACGAACGAAAAACGCAAGAAAGATTATTGATTATTTTGGCGAAGATACCATGAATATATTAAATGGTCAGCCGGAAGAATTAGCAAAAGTTCCGGGTATCAGTTTAAGACAGGCCAATATTATCTGTGATAAGTTTCAAGAACATACACAAAATGCAGATATATTGATCAGCTTATGCAATTATGGAATACCTGTTCATATAGGTAAAAAGATTATAAAAAAGTACGGAACTAAGACAATACAGCAGCTACAGGAAAATCCTTATAAAGTTGCGGATCAAGTTGCTTCTTTAGGCTTTAAAACTATTGACCCAATAGCTTTACGAATAGGGATAGATGAAAAATCAGATTATCGGATTCAATCAGCTTTTTTGTATTTATTAAATCAGGCAGAGCAAGAAGGACATGTTTATTTACCAGAAAATATCCTTTTAAGAAACGCCTCCAATCTTTTAGGTTTTCCAGTTTCCTTCCTGAGAGATTCTCTTTTACGTTCCAATCTTAAAAGGGTGGAAGATCAGAGCGAAATATATGTGTACCGTCCGTGGAAGTATAAGGAAGAAATAGATATAACTCATATATTAGTCAAACTGGCAGGACAGAGAGAATCTGATATCAAAAAACAAGAAGAAACCTTATTACAGCAGTATAGTGATACAGCTAATGAAGAGCAACTTAACGCTGTAAGACAGGCATTAAGAAGTTCTTTGATGATCTTAACAGGAGGACCGGGTACAGGAAAAACATTTACAACAAATTTGGTTATTCGTTTTCTAAAGAACCGAGGTAAAAAAATTTTATTAGCAGCACCTACAGGACGAGCCGCAAAACGAATGGAAGAATCTACAGGGATGTCCTCTCAGACAATACACCGGTTATTAGAATATGGAAGGGATGATATCGGAAATATAGGATTCCAGAGAAATGAAAATAATCCATTAGAAACAGATACCGTAATAATAGATGAATCCAGTATGATTGATCAATCATTAATGTATGCGTTATTAAAGGCTATTCCTAAAAATTGTCAGCTCATACTGGTTGGTGATAAAAATCAGCTTCCAAGTGTTGGGGCTGGAAGAATATTGGCAGATATTATTGCTGCTGATATTTGTCCAGTGATTGAATTAAAAAAAATTTACCGACAATCCGAAGAAAGTTATATCGCGGAAGCTGCACATGGAATTTTAGAAGGAAAAGTACCATATCCATGGGGAAAAGATAAAAAGATAAAGGATTTTTATTTTATTCCTGTAGATTATTCTGATAAAGAAAAGGCTGCGACAGTTATTTCTGAATATGCTGGAAAAAAGGTTCCTGCTTTTGCGAACAATGATGTTCAAGTCTTAACAATGACAAGAGTTCGGGCAACAGGATGTCAGGAATTAAATGAAAAAATAAAAGAGATTACAAATCCTTCTGATAGATCCAAAAGAGAATATAAAAATTTTCGTGAGGGAGACAAAGTTATTCAGATGAAAAACAATTATAAACTGGAAAGAATATATCCAGATAAAAAGAAAAGCATTGGAGTATTTAATGGAGATACCGGCAAAATCATAGAGATAAATGATAACGATGAGAATATAATCGTGAGAATGGATGATGAAAGCATTGTTTCTTATTCCTATGAAGACATAGAACAGGTCGAACTTGCTTATGCAATCACTGTACATAAATCTCAAGGAAGCGAATATCCTGTGGTTTTAATCCCAGTGTTTGACTTTATTCCCAATCTTACAGACCGGCAGATTATATATACTGCAATTACAAGAGCGAAAGAAATGGTTGTATTAGCAGGAGATTATAAGAAATTACAGATGATGATAAGAAATATAAGAAGTGTAAAACGATACACCAGATTAGAATATTTATTAAAAGCGAGGTCGTAACATGAGAGGAATTATCAAATATCCTGGAAGTAAATGGAGGATTTCTGATTGGATTCTTTCTTATTTTCCAAAACATCATAGTTATTTAGAACCATTTTTGGGTTCTGGAGCAGTGTTCTTTTCTAAGCAACGCTCAAATATAGAAACGATTAATGATTTAGATGAGGATGTTGTTAACTTATTTCATTGGGTGCAACATGACCCAGAAAGACTGGCCCATGAAATATATTATACCCCATATTCCAGACAGATATATGACAATGCATTTTTGCCAGATAATGAAAACAGTTTGGACAAAGCAGTCAAATTTTTAATTCGTTTGAACATGGGCTATGGTTATCGTACTACAGGGGCTAAAGTTGGATGGAAAAATGATGTGCAAGGAAGAGAAAAGGCATATGCTGCATTAGATTGGAAAAGCTTACCAGATAGAATTTTGGAGATAACAGAACGGCTTAGAGGAGTGCAGATTGAAAATAGACAGGCAGTGGATGTTATTTCCAGATTTAACTATGAAAATGTATTGATTTATTGTGACCCACCGTATCTGCTCGATACACGAAGCGGTGGAGAACAATATAAGCGAGAAATGACAGAAGATGATCATGAGAATTTGTTGTACCAATTAAAAAAACATAAAGGTTTTGTCTTACTTAGCGGTTATGAATCAAAAATGTATGATTCATTGTTAAAGGACTGGCACAAAGAGACTCATATAAATTATTCCCAAGCGGGAAGCAAAAAACAGGAAGTTTTATGGATGAATTTTGAGCCGCCAGCACAGTTATCCATTTTTGATTTATAGGAAAAGGTGCAGAAAAGAATATATAATATGGCAGATAACTAAATAATTCTAAAAAAAGAAGGGATAAAATATATGTCAGAAAGAATCATATTCTTAGATGTTGACGGTGTTCTTAACTATATGTCTTATCGGAATAAAAGTACAGCCAATATAGATCCTTCAAAAGTCGAAATGCTTGCTTATATCTGCACCCAAACAAATGCGAAGGTTGTTATAACATCTAGCTGGCGTGGGTCAGAAACATACACCCCAAGAATATATTATATATTGATTGATATCCTTAAAGAACATCATGTTCCAGTGCTTGGAGATGCTCCTTATATTGAAGGACAGTTTACCGCATCTGTTGATACTGAGAAAAGTTATTCCCTAGATGAAATAGGAGATATGTCTTTTGAACCGGGTACAGGACGGGGTGCAGAAGTAGATAAGTATATTAAGGATAATAATATTAAGCAATTTGTTATCTTTGATGATGAAGATTGGGACTGGACATATTATGGATTGGAAGAACATTGGTGCAGGTCTACATATTATGATAAAAAATACGGCGGTTTACAACCAAGACATATTAAAAAGGCTATCCAATTATTAGATTAGAAAGGCTCATGCTATTACAGTACGAGTCTTTTTTATTCCCTTATGTAAACGAACATACTATTTTCGAAACAAATTTATTGATGTGAAGGAGGTTAAAATGCTAAATCATTGTTTCTAAAAAAGATATAAGGGAGAAATTAAAATGAAAGAGATGATAATTGATGCTTTCGCAGGAGGAGGCGGAGCAAGTGTTGGAATTGAAATGGCTCTTGGCCGGCAAGTAGATGTAGCGGTAAATCATGATCCAGATGCAATTTTAATGCATAAAACAAATCATCCTAATACAGTGCACTTGACGGAAGATATTTTTAAAGTAGACTTGAAAAAATATACAAGAGGGCGGCATGTTGCTCTTATGTGGGCAAGTCCTGACTGCACTTCTCACAGTAAAGCAAAAGGTGGACAGCCTCGTAAAAAGGGATTAAGAATACTTCCGTGGGCTGTGTATAAACATGCAAAAGTAATCCTTCCAGATGTAATAATAATGGAGAATGTTGAAGAGATACAGCAGTGGGGTCCGTTGGATGCAAAAGGATATCCAATTCCGGATAGAAAAGGAGAGGATTATAAAAAGTTTATCTTAGCAATGAAAAGGCTTGGTTATGTCTTTGATTGTCGTGAGTTAGTAGCGGCAAATTATGGTGCACCAACCACACGCAAACGATGGTATGCAGTATTTCGGAGAGATGGCAAGCAAATCAAATGGCCTATACAGACGCATAGTAAAGATGGTATCAACTTCCGCAAATGGAAACAGTGTGGAGATTATATTGACTGGAGCGATCTGGGTAAATCTATATTTGACAGAAAAAAACCTTTGGCGGAGGCTACTCAAAAAAGGATAGCAAATGGAATAAAGAAGTATATCATTAATAATCCAAATCCATATATTGTAAAAAACAAAAAAGCATCGGCTTTTATCATTCAATATCATGGTGAAACAAGGGAAGGCGATTCCAGGGGGCAACTTTTAACAGAGCCTATTAAAACAATCGATACATCGAATCGATACGGCTTAGTTACTGCATTCATTACTAAATATTATAAGACTGGAATAGGACAAGGGTGCGATGAACCACTCCATACCATAACGACTTCTCCTGGGCATTTTGGTCTAGTATCGGCATTTTTAATCAAATATTACGGGACTGGATGCGGACAGCAATTAGATACTCCTCTTGGAACAATTACCACAAAAGACCGGTTCGGATTAGTTAATGTAATCTTAGATATAAAAGGAGAAAAATACATTATATCAGATATATTTTTACGGATGTTAAAACCAGAAGAATTAAAGATAATGCAGGGTTTTCCTAGAGATTATATTATTGACCGTGATTATAAATGGAAAAAATATCCTATAGCTAAACAGGTGGCCCGGATAGGAAATAGTGTAGTTCCTATTATGGCACAAAAATTGGTAGAGGCAAATTGTGGATACTTAAAGCAGGGAGAAAGAGCAAGAGGATTGATTGTTTATAAAGATCAAGAGCAACTAAGATTTGCGTAAAAATTGGTTTACTTTAGAAAGGAAATAAAATTATGACAGGAAAATGTCCAATTTTATTTGAAAATAATCAGAAAAAATATCAGTTAACAAATCAAGAAATTCGGGAATTTTGTAAACTTGGATGTTCAGCTGACTGTGATATTTATTTGAAAGAATATGTTGATGAATTAAGGAAAAGAAAGGAATGACGAATCCTCGGTAAAGTGAGATTGATTGTCAAGCGTGAATAATGACAAGAACAAAAGAACTGATAATTGCGTGAAAAAGATATGTATGGAAAATAAATCATATCTAAGTAACATGAGGTAAGCCCTGCCGGAATAAAAACATTGCCCGGACTGTGGCACCAAGTTGGTATACTAAAAAAATTATTTCTCGTTTGGCAGAGAACCTTTATGAAAAAGATTTCTTGGCAGATGCGAATAAATGTGTCGAGTTCACTACAGATTTTTAATGTTTGCGGGAGCTGTACCATCTATTTGAAGATTTCAAAAAAAAGGAGAATCCAGAAATTAAAGAGGTTTTCAAAAGAAACAATGGTAGCTGCTCTGAATAGTAATTTTCAGAGCAGCTTTTTATTTTATTCCTAAAATATCATACTACCTTTGAAACAAATCTATTGATGAGAAGGAGGAATAAAATTATCAATCATTGTTTCTGAAAATAAAGATATGTATTTGAAAAATAGCATATCAGTCGTTATTTTATAATGTTTGCAGATTAAAACAAAAGGAGAAAAAATGGACACACCAACAAAACAATTTGTAAAAGAGGTACTAACTGGAAAAAATCAATTTACTTTTTCTTTTGGAACAGATTGTCTATATGCCATCAACATTAAACGGGGAAAATCCAGATTTATCTATGGATGTTATTCTTGTAATCTTGACTCATGTACGGATGTAGATAAATTAACACTTCATTTGCTTGCTATTGTAAAAGATAAGTGGGTATATCTCAGTGAAAGTGTGCTTTTTAAAGTGTATACAGAAGAGGATAAGAAAAAGCTCCCAGAAAATGTAATGATGTTAAGAGATTATCAGCAGCTATGGAAAAAGCGACAAGAGAAACTTGTTAATGATTATCTGACGCAGTTTTTACGAATAGGTCTGAAGGATATCAGCTTGTCGAAAAAAGTAATGGATTTATGTGAAAGGAATGCTCGGATACATTTACTGCGAGGGACTCTTCCTAAGTTGACAGATACTATTTATATGGACGATTTCTTTGCAACGAGACAAAAATGTATTGACCATTTATGTGGTTTTATCAATCTGGAAAAAGAAACGATAAAAAAATTAGAACCATGTCATGATGTGTTCAAACAAAAAGCTAATATATATATGGTCACAAAAAAGATGATGGAAGAAAAGTCCTGTGTAAGTTCATGGGAATTAAATTTATGTAAAAATCTAACAGAAAAAATGAAGACTGTAAAGGTTCTGTTTGAACATAACGGAAAAACAGCAAAAGGTTCTGTGGACACAAAAAGCTTGCGTGATGTTTTGATACAAAGAGATATGCTCAGTGTCCTCAATTTTAAATCCACACCGGAAGGAGAAAAAGTATTTTCTGAACTAGGAATAACAAATCTTTTTGGGCTGCATTCTGGAGATGGTTTATATTGTAAAGATATTGTGCAGACAACCTATCAGAACAAAGTGTTATACAAAAGAGCAAAAAACTAAAGGAGAATATATATGAGTTATCATTTTAAAGATTCAGGATATCCTGGAGAAGATTATCTTATCGTAACAAAAAAAGGAAAAGAGGAAGGAAACCTTCCTGACGGCATTATCCTACTTGGAGGATTAATGTACTGTAGTATTGCTTTCCGAAACTGGATAAGAGAAGCGGAACGAAATGGATATTATGTTTATCCGGCAAAACATTGCGATGATGACCATGAAGTTACTCATATTTCAGAGTTCGGTTTTGTGAACCGCTTTGGTTTTTTCATAACAAAAGAACCATTGTTTGTACATAGTCATGAGGATATCATGATTGGACAAGGCTGGTTTGTCAGGAAACATACTACTGATTTTACAAAAGCTTTAGAAGTTTTAGAAAGTAAAACAAAAGGCGGAAGGGATTAAAATATGAAATTTATATTGATACTTTACACCAACAGGGCACTCTATAGTCCTTCCATTGTATTTGAAAGTAGCGGATATATCCATACGGCAAGAGGAAGACAGAAATCATATTGGCTCAAATTAAAGTAAAAAAATAAATTGGAGGTTAGAATGAAATACAAAGTATACGGAAATTATGTATTCTCAAAATTTCTTGGTGAGGTTGAAGCATCTTCACAAGAAGAAGCTATAGAAAAAGCATTAGATGATGCACCAGAAAATGCTTGGCTGTGCGTTCAGTGTGCAGCTGAATTTGAAGATGCAGGGGAATTGGTTGAAAATTCTATTGTTGCCGAAGAAATTAGATAAATATCATAATCGGAAATAAGTCAGAAACAGTGAAAAAAAGAAGAAAGACTCACATCAAACATGTGAGTCTTCTTTTTATGAATATAGTCATTATTTCAAATTCTTGTTCTGTATCAACAAATTGGTGCGGAGCATATTCTCCATAGGCTGTTGGTCTGCTAATCGTGACAATCTGCACTCCTTTATAACCCGCAGCCCTATTTAATTTGTGTTTCAGCTATACAAGATGCTTACCATGTGTCGTTTTAAAAGCAAGACATCCGTGCGATTCCCGATCTTTTGCGACTAGATAACACATTTTTTAATGCCTTCTCAAAATCATTTTTGAACGTATAAATCTTTTTTCATACCCTTCGTCATCATGATTTCGTTTTTATGTTTATGCTACCACAAGGAATATAAAATATTAAGATAACTATTTTATTATTCTATCCGAGTTCTCGATCGAAAAACTCTCTTAACGTACAACCATTTTTCTGCATACAATAATCTTCCATCATTTTATGGAAAAACTCTTTTTCTTCTTGGGTCAGTTTCCATTCTTTTTCTTCGCAGCTATCGTCTCCATCAAGTATCATTAGAGCGGTTATATCTACAGGATTATCGAAATGCCAAAATGTGTAAAAATTAACCCACGCAGAAGGATCATTTCTTGTTTTTGTCCCAAAATACTTATCCACATCCATCCACAGTTCATACGTGGCTTCAATGCTTCTTTTTTCGTCATCAATAATTAGTTCATCGCAGCAATTAATTGGTTTTTTTGTAATATCTATTTCTCTCATAACATTTTACTCCTTATTTATGACAGAAGGGATTCTTTTCTATATTTTTGTAAAGTATTCTCCACTTCATCTCCTGGTACAACTTCATAAGCATCTGTATCCGTATATGTTGTGCTTTCAAAAATCATTTCCGCTAATATCTGTTCTCTATAAGCTCCGTTTTTATAAGCATTTTCAAATTCTTTTACGGAACCATAATAAGAATTGATAATATCAATACAGTCAGCTGTATAATAATTATCCTCGGTTTTCCAGTTAGCTACATCAATTGTTCCTCGGCAGACAATATATTCATCACTTTCTGTATACCTAGCTTCTACGATTTGCCATTTTCTGTATTCAGACGGTCTTACATATTGGTAATCATCTGTTTTTATCCATTCATCGGGTATATTGACGATATAATTAACAATATCTCTATTATCAATATATGTCTTTCCTAAATTAGTATCGAAGAAAACTATTTCGTAACCATTACCTAATACATTAGTTATTTCACCTTCTTTTCCATCAATATTAACTTCAGTTCCTATTAATTTCCTTTTCATTGCTTATATCCTTTCTTCTTTTTTTTGATTTGATTACTTAGATCATACTGGAGACGATAGCCTAAATAGCTTCGCCTCCAGCTTTTTTCCTTTTATGCAAAACAAGGTTGATACCTTCTCGCACTTACGCTTCTATTTCTCGATACCATATAAATATGGCGCAGAAATCTCTTCTAATGATTCAACTGAGGATTCTGTATTATCCTGATATAATCGATATATTTGAATAGAATCATTTAAAAACAAATTTCTTGCTTCTTCAGCAGTTAACGGAATCATTCCAGTCCATTTGTATCCATAATTATACATTTCTCTTACATTCATATCTTATCTCTCTTTCTTTATTACGCAAAACAAAGCTGTCCATCTGGAGCGGCTATAAATACCGAAGAAACTGTTTCTTCTTTTTTCTCTGGCCGTGTAAATAGAATCCTCTTATCTTTAAGTTCGCTAATCAGTTCATCAATTGCTTCATTGATTCGTATTCTCTCATCGCCTCTTGGATACGCATAAATCCAATTTCCTTTTTTATCCATAGAAACATAGGTATTGCAATGTCCATTCAGATAATCATTTCGTTTATCTTCAGAAGCTAATTTATCAGAAAGATAGCAAGCAAAGGCTCTGGCGAACAATTCGCATCCAGAACTCCAATACCCATGACTATCTTTCGAATATTGTTTATCAAACTGAGTAGAATCTACATAATATTGTGTATAAATTCCATTTTCATTGTAATGAATTCGATTCATGACTTTCCTCAAAGACTTGACATGATCGAATATCCGTCCTTCAGTAGCTAAACATGAAAATCCAGCAGACTGTCCTATTAGATGGTCTAAAGCATGAGCCCACTCATGTCCAAGAGAACCAGCCCCACGTAATCGGGTTAGATTAATCACTTCCCGTAATGGTTCATAATGTGCCGCTGCATCTCCACGTCCTCTTGCTCCAAAAGCAATCGCGAGGCTTCCACAAGATAGTCCTGGCAGGGATACACTTTTTTCGTCTATATCTAGTGCATATGCAAGATCCGCAAAGGCATCATAAGCATAGTCTAAAGATATTTGGCGTTCGTTATTATTGGTCCAATTACCAAACTCTCCGGCTCGTATACCATACCGCTCAATCAACTCTTCACCCGTGATGTGTTTATTTTGAGGTCTCCATGTTTCTCCAGCCCTCTCCAAAGTTTCAAATTGTTTCGGCATCCATTTTTCTTTCCTTTTTCTTTTTGACACAGCCTTTTTCTCTTTAAAAACTTCTTTTTGTTTTTCTTCACAATTTTCCTGTGTCCCACAAAAAAGGATATTATGGCGCTCATCGATCAAAACATAAGTTTTATCTACAAGAACAACATTTGGTTTAGGATAACAATAATAGGTAGAACATACTGATTTATAAATAAGGATTGTTCTTCCTCTATCCTCAGCAACAGAACATTTATCTCCGTCAATAAAGAGCACTGGAAATTGCTTTTTCATGATTTCGTCTTCTGTCATGGCAAAATTCTCTTTTCCCATTTTACGTTTCATATTAAGAAGTCCATACGCTCCTGTGTTCTTTAAAAATTTATTGCCGTTAAGAATATTTTCAAAAGGAGCAATATATTCATAAGCACGTCCATATTTTTTCTGTAAAAACACTCCGTCAAGAGCTTTTTGTTCAAAATCAGAAATTTCTTTTTCCGTTTTGACTGCTTCAACCATAGAACGTATTTTACGGACACCATTGATATATTCTTCCGCAGAAATATAATTATTCTTTTTTGGGGTTACTGTTTTCCGCATTTCGTTGTGCCAGTAAACGATAAAGCGGGAAAAACCTTTCTCTAATTCATCCTGTGTATCTGGTTTTGGCCAGATATAATCTCGTTTTATGTATTTTTCTTTTTCAGAAGCTGTCATGTTTTTTGTATCTTCTATACACAAACCTCTTTTTACCCATACATCTTTTCTTGCTCCACCGATTTTTGATCCAAAGTCATGAATTGTTTTCATAAAATTTTCCTCCTGTTATCTTTCATATTCTAAGTTGGACAATGACTATATTTAAAACCTCCCTTTCGTCAATAATCTTATCCATTATTAATATGAGTTATCAGATAAGAGAATAAAATGATGATGGAAAACGGAAGACATCTAAGGATTACTATATTTTTTATTAGATGCATCAATCAGTCATACTTTTTTTTGAACAGAAGTAATGACGAAAAAGAGGTATAAAATTTATAGTCAGTTCTGTTTTATATGCAAGACAAGATTTTAGGAGGAAAACAATTATGATGATTAAAACATTGGATAACGTATATATCAATATGGAAGATTTTTCGGGTTTCACAATTGGATATCCGAATGACTCTGATTTTACTGTAATGGCTATGAAAGAACTGGTTGACAATCAGACAGCAACGATTGAACTTGGAAGATATCCGTCAGAAAAAGAAGCAAAAGATGCTTTAAAAAAAATGATAGAGCATCAAGACGATATTAAAAAAGCCGAATTTTTTGGAAGAGAAGAAGGGTTTTATTACATTTCTAATGTCTTCACAATGCCTAAACCATCAAAAAATGGAAAAGCAGATGTAAAGCGGTTTATGATTGAAGGACGGGAATATACGGTACCATTAAAAGTTATCAATGAAATCCATCGTCAGGATATGATTGATTATGGCAAAAATATCGCAGAAAATCGTGAAGTTACTTATACAATGCTTATGATTGATTCAAACTGGAAAGGTAATGATGAATTTTATTATACCCTTGCCTCTATGGTCGAAAATTATGTAGATTCAACTGCAGCAGAAGATAAAGCTATTGATATTTTAAAAAGAGATGTGAAAAAGGAACAAGAAGAAAAAATGTTAAGGGAAAAAGAAAATTTTGTCGTAAAATATCTTTTAGAATTTGCCACCCTTGAAGAAAGAAATCAGTTTATGGGAAAAAATCCAAATAATGTTTGTCTATATGATGAGTCTGAAATCCGGGACACGATTGCACAAATGCCAGAAGATATATTCTTAGATTTCTATGGCACGTTCAAGTTCCTCTATGACGAGGATGAGACATCTCAGGAGGGAAAATAGATGGCTAGATATAGATTTAAAATCAATACAGACAGCTACAAATGTAAAAGATGTAGTAAGAAAAACTGGGGACCCGGAACAATGAATGATTATATGCTTGCGATAAACGGCATTACGCGAACAATTTATACGAAAAGAGAACTTATATGGCAGTTAGAGTTGTTTCGTGGACAATCTTTCTTGTTGTCAGAGTACGATAGTAATAATCCTGAAGAAAATTTTGGGTTATCAAATCGATATGTCAAATTTTTAAAGAAGAATACAATCAAATATTATGACAGATTATGCGGCTTTGAAAGACAGCAGTATTTGTCCGGATACGGATTTATGCAAGGATATTTTGACATCGACAAGGTCTTAGATCTGCTAAAGAAAGAAGGTTCTGTAAAAGTTCCTTTTTCTTGGCTCTACGATATCCGTCAATATGATAAATGCATGGACGGATGCTATATGGAAATCACAAAAGTTGCGTAAAGGAGAACATATAATGAAAAAAGAACATTCAAAATATCAATGGATCATCGGAATCTGTTGTTCTGAAAACGATGGCGTTAAACTCTATAAGTATACAGGTACAGTAAAGAAAATGAAAAAACAATTACTTCGTCTTATCAAAGAAGATAAAAAGAATGATAAAGAAAATTGGGAATCCGGAAGCGAAACTGTAGCTGAAATAAGTGATGAGTCAAATGGTGAAGAAACGTGTTTTTATGGATATGGATCTTATTCGTATTATCATATTGATTATATGGCAGAAAGAGTATCGAATATCGAAGAATTAAGCAATTGCGAATAAGGAGGAGTTCTATTTTGTATACATTAGATGAAGTTAAACAGGAAATTAAAGAATATGTAGAGATCATATTGTTTCAATAGAACATCTTTTCATAAAATCCGACCGACTGGCAAGAAATTAGAAATACTTATACAGAAAAATCAGATAAGTAAGGTTTCTGTCATACTATATAAGAAGGGAGGATAAGCTTTATTCGCTCAATTAACAGAGCAGGAGGAATTTGAGGCTTTATCTGATGTGATTATTGCAAACAAACGGAGAGGAGTGGAGACAATGATGTGTACTTTTACTCAAGAACTGGTAGATCAGGGATTAATTAAAGGTGAAAAGCTTGGTATTGAGAAGGAAAAGAAAAACACCATTATCAGAATGCTTAAATTTGGTTTAGATGATAATGACATAAGTACACTTTCTGATGTTCCTTTGGCAACTGTAAAAGAAATCAGGTTGCAGATAACAGTCGATTAAGAAAATAGAAAATTATAAATTATAATAGGAAGGGGAAAAAATATGGATTGCAAATATACAGCATATGATAGAATCATTCATATTACAGAAAAATTACCAAAAGATAAGATTTCAGAAGCGATTGAGATCATACAGGAAGATAGATTCCAGGATTTATTGGATTTTTGCGTAGAGCAGAATTGCTTTACACAGGCTCAGGCAACCACATTGTATGATTTTACTATTGTTTTTGACTCTTTGGATGATAATTATTCTGAATTTGATCGTCAAAAATTACTTACATTGTATGACGCAATTGGTATACCAGAAGATATGCAGGCTGCAATATAGTGTGAGTGCATTTTCTGATGTTCCTTTGGCAACTGTAAAAGAAATTAGATCACAAATAACAGATTAAGAAAATTGAAAACAGGTCATGACTATAAAAAGGCTGCTTTGAGCGGCCTTTTTTATTTCTCTATCCAAAAAATCATTTTATTATTGGATAAATTTATTGACGAATAGGAGGTATGAAAAGATAGTCATTATCCAAGTATATTGATGAAACAGGATTTTTATAAAAAGGAGAAAAACATGAAAATAGGAGATGTTGTAAAGAGTAGAAGAACAGGTCAGAAATATAGGGTTGTTGAAGTGAATAAAAAACATAAATGCGCTTATGTTTGTGTTCCTGTTAATCCAGAGAGATATACTTTTTTTGATAATGAGGTTACAGCTGCAACGGATAAGTCATGGGAAGGACGTGCTATTCAAAATATTAAAAAATTAGATGAAAATACACCGGAAGGTTGTATCATCGACTCAGATACTATTCTTGCTGATTTACTAGAAAAATGTAACTATCAGGAAACGGGACTTGCCCACGAAATCTTTGATATTTATAAGAGCAGCGCAGATAAAGAGGCTGTAAAAAAATTATTCTATGCTTTTACAGATATGGAGTTTGATTCATATTTAGGTACCTGCATAAAGATGATCACCAGACGCAAGAATACGCGCATTAATTATCTCTATAGAGATGCGTCAAATTATAAGAAGCACAATGAGGTAATTATACCAGGGACCTTTACGGAAGAGCAGATACATACAATTATTGATTGTGTGCAAGGTGGAGAGTATTTCATTCCCAGCGAAGTTAATTTGCCGGAAATTAGATTTGAGGACAGAACAGAAGCAGATCATCCGTGGTTCGAACTAGATGAAGATGGATTCGAAGAAACGGAAGCGAAAGCAAACTGCTATATTTCACCAGAAGACTTAGTTAAGTTATTTTTGGAAAGAAAAAAAGCATGGCAGGATGAATTTTATGTACCAGCTGATTGGATGTAAACGAAAGGATTAGATATGGCGGCAGATTATAATACAAAAATAAATTTTCATTATAGCAGTAAGCATATGATACACGAAAAAGATGTTTATCCACCATTATTGGAACTTATTAAAGAAAGTAATGGGGAAATGTTATTTGTCGATCCTGATGATGAGCGTTTTTCAAAAAAAGAACTTGAGCGGATGATGGAAGAGATTCTTTTAATACATGACTCATTATCTTTTGTTGTTGATATTAATTTAGATGAAAATGCAGATTATAAGGTATGTATTTATGAAGATGCATCAAAATTAATTTATAATGATGAAAGTTTGGAAAAAGCTCTTCCTAAACCATGGGAATCAGAAAAAAATATTTGGTTATTTCTACAAGATCATCAAGGGCCAAAATGGAGAAAGCTCATCCGAAAAAATCATAGAATCCAAAAAGTTTGGAATCAGCGAACTATGCTAACTGTTCCATTATAAACAGTTACTACATAAAGGAGATATAAAATGAATAAAGAAGAATTTTTTGGATTCGAAAAGTTTATCTGTAAATTTATCAACTATTCCGGCTGAGGATTAAAATAATATATGACTATCTTTTTTAGAGGCTACCGTTAGGTGGCCTTTTTTGTACCCAATATTTTATTCTTTCTCTAAAATCTCATATTACTATTAGACAAATTTATTGACGAAAAGGAGGAAGTGAAAGATTTAGTCATTGTCCTAAATAATCTAGGAGGAAATTTTATGAAACAAAATGAAAATATTTTATCTACTGCCACAGTAAAACTGCTTACTATGAAAGAGCTACATTATCTTATGCGTATGGAGGATGGCTGGTGTTGCGGAGCAGAAGGAGAACATATTGTTGAAGGGAAAAATCAACAAGATATCATAAAAAGCATGAGCAACATTAAAGTGTGTCATTGCAGTAAGTGCAGGCATTGGCTAAGTCGTTGGGTTGATTTGAGCTGGAAAATTGGAAAAGCAGATTAATAACTAGGAGGAAATCATGATCAGATTAATCATTGCAGGTCCAAGAGATTATTATGACCGAGAAAATGTCTTCTGCCATATCCATATGTTTCAAGGTAAATTTGGCATTGATGAGATCGTATCCGGTGGAGCATCTGGAGTTGATACATTGGCGGAAGAATATGCAAATCTATACCAAATTCCTTTTAAGCTGTTTCCTGCAGATTGGGAAAAATACGGGAAGGCAGCAGGGCCTATCCGAAACCAACAAATGGCTGAATACGGCAATGTTTTATTGGCATTTGATCGCGGAACGAAAGGAACGAAAAATATGATTGAAACTGCTAGAAGAAATCATTTAAGAGGATTTGTTGTTTCTATCTAATAAAAAGGCTACTCACCGAGTAGTCTTTTTATATATAATCTAATTTAAAAATCCAAGAGAATATTAAGATTTCTCTTGGATTTTGTTTTATTATCTGAAAAATCATACTATTTCTGAAACAAATCATTGATGAGATAGGAGGTTAAAATTTAATCATTGTTTCAGGAACTTTTGTTATAGAAAAATTGTAAATATGAATCATGAAAAGGAGAATAAGATGAGTAAGGTAATTTATGTTTTTAAAACAAAATTTGCAAAGGGAAACTTTGATATTCAAATGTATGAACTGCCAGTAGAGAACGAAACGGCAAAAACATATTTTGTAGATAATCCTTATACATACAGAAGCCGGATATTAAAAAAAGATATCGGTATTGTTATAGAAAATTCTTTTGGAAATATGCAAGTTTATCTTGAAGATAATGATTTTTCTAAGGCAAGAACTATTTTTGCTACTTACAATATGGACAAACTGGAGAATGCCCAAAGAAAAGTAGATATGTTTAGAGAAATAAATGCGAGTCTCACGCATACAGACGTTCTCGAAAGTAAAATCAATGAACTTTCAGAAATTGAAAAAGATAAAATTTACCGAATGGTCTGGGCTGAACATGTAACAGATGATATTTTATCTCATGCAGAGGACATTGGAGCTGAAATATCAAAGGAAGATGCAGAAATTCTTGCTGAAAGTTATGTGTGTGATGGGGAATATAATTGCAATTTATCCTATTGGGATAATATTGAAAATTTGATGGAAGATTATATAAAACCAGAGGAGGATATTACAGAATGAGACCGTATCGAACAAAAGAATATATGGACAATTTAGCTGGAAATAAATTTGTAAGTTCATGTGATGACTTGGCAATCTATACAGGACTTACAGTTCGCAAGATACTCCGTGAACTTACAGAAAAAGAGTACGACAGGGAACTTGTTGACGAATCAGATAAGAATATGGATGGAAAATACCGATATGAGATTAATTGTATGTATGAGATTGAGCTGGAAAATGGCGAAATCATTAATGTATATGAAGATGAGATTAATCCGGATTACAAAGGGGATTACACTGAATAATATCAAGCCAAAGAAAGGAAAATTTTATGAAATTATTATTCGTAAAAGGAAAAAAGGGACTTGCAGCTAATCATAATGGAAAATTTTATTTTCCGGATCGAAATGGTTGTATAAAAGCAACTGGGCTTTATGATTGCAAAATTACAATAGACAAAGATAAATTTGCTTTTGTAGATGGAAAGCTTATAAAGACTCAGGCGGCTTCTATTGAAATAATCTGTAGTCTGTTAAATCTTGACATGTCATCGGTCGGACTCGAAAATAGAGAAACAATTAATGTTTTTAATGTTGATAATGTAGATGTACTTTTTGTCAAGAATAGTATTGCAACACATTTAATGTATATTAATGATAAGGAACAGATTGAATCGATTACAAGTTTTTCAACCAATTCTAAGTCTTCGTATAATGTGAGACAACTTTATTCTCCTGGAGAAAACATGAAGAGAATCATATCCAATATGGATATAAAAAACTATCTGGTTAAGAATGGCGCAGAAGCACTTTCTGACTTAATGTTATTAAAGGCAGAAACTATCGTTAAAAGCAAACAAGGAAAGTATCATCATATCATTGATATGTCCCTTGTTGACAGCAAATTTATAGTCGTTCACACAGAGTATTGGGATGTAAATTTGACAAGAATTTATGCCTATGATAAAAAACAGAATTCTCTGATAGATGTGGATGGAGAAATATTTGACGCAGTTGCTGATAAAAAGAATTGTAAAAAAATTAGTATTAAGAATATTGATGAGTTTTGCATAAAAAACCATATAGCTATGCATTATATGCGTGATGAGCAGGAAGATTCTGAATTAAAACCGGTTTTCGAGAACAAAATTCGATTTATGAATACAAATATTGTCGTAAAATGTTTAGATGCCAATGCTTTATTTGTAGATATTAGAGAGGAGGATAAAGCAGTCATTACTAAATCCTTTGATGAATTAGAAGCGTATAAAAAGAAAATTGGTAAATGCATCTCTAAATCTATGCTCCAAGAATTTTCTAAATTTTCGCCAAAAAATATCTTGGGACTCTGATGAAAATATGCAATGTTGTCAATAAGTGCGTATCTCGTCTATAATCTTCGATTTAGGAAGAGAGAGTTCGCGTTCATAAAATTAATAATTTAAGTATTTAAAGAAGATTGCTGTCAGTAATCTTCTTTAAATTCTGTAGGTAAGGAATATGATAGAATATGTAAATTTAAAAAATTATAGGTCTTTTAAAGATGTTGAATTTAATTTATTGGATGAAACTGGAGAACCTAAGAATTTAGCAGTAATTTTCGGAGAGAACGGGGTAGGAAAAACTAATTTGGTATCCTCTTTCTTTGTACTTTCTAAATCATTTAGAACAATGGATATCCATGATATTATGCAGCCTATTCTAACAAGGTCAGAACGGATTGATAATGAACGAATTTCTTGTCTTTTAAATTCTGGATATAAAGATATCAAAACCTTGATTCAGGAAAATAAAAAAATAGGTAGCGAGGAATCTATGTATTTAGAATTTCGATTCAGACTAAAAGATACCAGTGGTCGTCAGAAAAGTGGTCGTTACATTTTAGAAACTGATAATACTCAGATTATATATGAGCATTTAGAATTTGTTCTATCAAAAAATCTAGGAACTTATTTTAGTATTACTCCTACAAATACCATAATAAATCCTAAAATCTTCCTCGAAAAGACCGCTTATCAAAGTCTGCAAGAAGCATGTAATAAATACTGGGGAAAGCATTCTTTGCTTGCAATCCTTCTACATGAAATTAAAGATAAAGCAGATACATATATAAAGAATCAGCTTAGTGAAAATTTTAAGACTGTTCTTAATTTTCTTTTAAATATTTCGTGTAAGACGAGTAGAGGAAAACACCAACAAAATATGCTTGGTCTTCCTCCAGAAGTATTAAGCGAGCTGGAAGAAGGAAATATATCTGTTTATAAAGAAAATATACTAAACAGAACCGAAAATATATTAAATGTATTTCTAAAGAACATAGACACGGATATTCAGAAAGTATATTACGAAAAAAGTGTTGCAGGTATGTTTATTCGTTATAAATTGATGGTATGTAGACGGATTAATGAAGTGAACAGAGAACTTCCATTTTCATTAGAGTCTACAGGTATTCAATTTATGATTCAATTACTACCATTTATATTGAATCTTCAAAAAGGGGCAGTTGTCATTATTGATGCATTTGATATTGCTCTTTGTGATGATTTTGTAAAAAAACTGATTATATTTTTAAGGGAAAATCTTAATGGACAGCTTATTATTACAACATGTAATAAACTTGTTACAAAAATAGATATTCCTCAAGAAAATATTTATTTTCTATATGAAAACCATGTCAAAGTTCATCGTATTTTGTGATAAAAACAAAAGAAGGTATTTGTGTAGCAGAATTGAGGTCTGATGCATATTTGGAGTGCTATGGGAAAGAAATCATTGAAGCTTTCCTAAATAACAATGAGAAAAAGTTGTATTAAAACAAATTATTAGTTAAAAATTTTGCGAAACAATGACATATAAACTGTCAGGTTTAAATACCTGGCAGTTTTCTTTTACAAAAATTTATTCTCATATCTTATACTGCCCTCTCTTTTTAGTTATTTGTATTTACATTCTATCATTATATTTATGTAATTATTAATCTACAGATGAAAAGGAGGAATTATATGATGCAGATGGATTTAGACTTAAACACATTAATGCAGAAGGCTTATGAAATAAGGAGACAATTTCCTATTGGAAGCCGTGTACGACTAATCAGAATGGATGGGAAATATCTGCCTATCGGTTCAGAAGGAACTGTGACAGGAGTAGATGATATAGGCACTATCCATGTTAGATGGGATTGTGGTTCATCTTTAGGTGTTGTGTATCCAGAAGATAAGTGCGAAATTATTTATTAGAAATTAGGGAGGAATAGATTATGAGTCAATATTATGCAGGATATTATGGAATTGGATGTGTTTTATCTGTCGAAGAATTCAAGAATTTTTTAACGTCTTATTTTACAAAACATCCAGATTTGACAGAAAAAGAACAAGAAGAGGTAAGAATAGAAGAGTATGCTTTTAAAAGAAGTAATGAAAATGGAATCTTTCATATAGTTGAGATCAGTACAGATTATGCAGATGGAATGCAGCTGCTGCGTCTGAATAAAGAAGATGACCCAGCAGGTTATTGTGTAGATCTCCGAGGAAAAGACCAATATGTTGTTTTCTCAGATTATCAGCCAGATACCTTGGAGTTCATCCGTCACCCAAAATATCATGATTATGAAGATATTTTAAAAGAATTTAAAGGGAAATTAGAAAGTTATCTTCCAGAAAAATTTCCGTGGGATGAGCGGATCGGCAACTACAGTTATGCTTATTATGCATAATATTTCTAATTGTAATTACAAACTCTGCAAAATTATCCATAAAATAAAAAGCAAGAAAATATTAAGGAGAAATTATGAAATATAAAAAAAACCTACAAGATATAAAAAGAAACCTATCTCAAAAAAGACTTTCCAGAGAATTGCAGCGGAATATTGGGATTATTAATAAAAATTTAAGAAAATTAAATAGAGAGGAACGAACAACCCATAATGATAGTATTTCATAATGAGGAGGAATATAAATGGATATTGGTTGTATTTTGACCATAGGAGAAACTATTGAGGATAGACAGAAAGAAATTAATTTCTTGAATAAAAAATTAAAAGAATATTGTAATCAACTTAATGTTGATGATGTCCGTTCTTTAAATTATTCAGAAATTAAAAAACTATATTTGGTCGCAGGAGATTATTTGTCAGATGATATAAAGAAAATATATGAAGAAAAGCGGCTAGAAGAACACCCGGAATTAAAAAAAGCAATATATTTTCCAGAACTAAACGACATTGATTTTTTGACGAAAGCAAAAATAAAAAAAATAGATACTTTATTGGGAAAGTCATGGAATAAAAAGGGTTTTTTTGTCATGAATGCTTTTTATAAGGCAGCAAATCTTTATGGAAAAGAACGTGAAAAATTTGATGATTTTGCTTGTAGAAAAGGAATATTTAAAAAAAATTATTCATTTTATTGCAAATGCGGAAGATGTAAAAGTCATTTTATATCTGAAACAGAGTATAACCGTATGAAAGACTATTATGTATATGGATTAGGCAGTAAAGTAAAGACTCCGTATACGGATGACCATTATGTTGTTATTTTTTGTGAAAATGACCCTGACTGTACATATGAAATTTGCGATAAAGAAAGCTTTGAAAACGCAAAATATGAAGTCGTATGCGAAACAAATAAGTGCCCGGAAGAAGTAGATTATTAAGGAGAGAAAGATATGAATGAAAAAGACGTAAAGAAATACATTTTTCGGTTACAGAAAAATGGAAGAGAAAAATTATTACATTGCATAATGATTTCAAGAAAAGATCCTATGAAAGCATTACAAGAGGCTGAAAAAGAAGCGGTCAACAAGGGAATCATTTTAGAAAGCTACACAGATATCCCGGTAGAGATTTTAAAATCTTGTGGTATAGTCCCTATGGATGATTCTTTTGAAGAGGTTGTAGTTGGAGATTATCCTAATGGGAACCTCTTTGAGAAATATGGATTTGCAGTTGCATGTTGCGAATATTGTAGGAACTTTTGTGAAGGGATATGCACATACCACTGTGAAGAGGAAGCAGCAGACAATGTTTGTAATTATCTACAAAATGATAATATTGTAGAACTGTATTATGATGGGGACGAAGAAAGAAATTTAATAGGTTCTTATTACATTGACTCTGATAAGATTAAAACTCCTTTGGATTTATTAGATGCATTTAACAAATCAGGACGAACACCAGAAATGGTAACAGAACTTTTAAACGATGCACTTACAGATTGTTCTCGTTTTACTTTCGATTAAATAGGAGACTTTGTATATAATGAATTCTGCATCTGGCCGGGGATTTTCCCTGGCCTTTTTCTTTAGTCAGTGGTGGGCGGAGAAACGATATCCCCCCATTGACAGGAAGTGAAGCCCTGCCGGAAAAAATACCGGCATTCAACCACTACATAAAGGATACCGGCTGTGGATCAAAACAAGCTACTCCTTATATTTCTTACGTACCTGTCTTGCACTGACCTGTTTCATCATTTTTATTGCTTCTACTAATCTCTCATAATAATAATGGAATAAATTTATTGATGGAAAGGAGGATTAATTGTATATCATTAATATTCCAAATTTAGATACGAATATCAGCGTTCCTTTGCTGATATGTATTAAGAAACTAACTGTAGATTCAAACAATTAATTTGGAGGAAAAAATGAGAGACTTTAATGGCATCGAAATACAAGAAAAGGATGAAGGAAGAAAAATGAAAGCAATCCCGCTTATTGTAACCGATATAGTAAACAATTCTTATCAGTGTTATAAAGTGATGGCAGACGAAGATATGACAGAACTTGATGTTATAACTGCGATAAAAAAAGTAATAACAGAATTCTGCGAAACTGAAACCGGTAAAGATACATTAAAAGAAAATAGTGGCTATTTCACAATAGATGATTTTATCAATTGTGTACCTGATGCCTACTGCTTAAAGTGTGGTTTTTATATTCTTTCAGAGGATACTCCTGTTATACAGGTAGACAGTAACGAGATATTATACGAAGATAAATAATACATAAAGGATACAGGATAATAGAAAACTGAAAATATTAATGATATTAAATTGGCCCTGATTTTATCAGGGCTTTTTTATTATCATGCTCTTCTGTTTTATCCCTAAAATTTCATACTATTCATGAAACAATTAATGCAGATGAGAAGGAGGGATAAATCATATATCATAATTGTTTTGTCATGAATCATAATGCAGAAAGGAGATAGGTTGATGATTATTTTGTTGTTTTGTTTAATTATTGCTTTTGTTTTAAATTGCTGGGGAGCATGTATTGTCAGTAGTAACGCTGATAAAAAAATGGAATCTTTATTTAGAGAAAAAGGAGAATAGCTATGTTTCATTATACTAACGAAAAAGATATGAAAAACTTTTTGGATAAGAATGTTGTTTGTAAAACTAAGGAAGATAAAAAAATGTTAGAACAGATAAAGCATTATCTGGACTGGCCGTTACAGCTTTATGCATTGCAGGAAGCAGAATTTTCATTACAAGATGAATTGAGAGGAAAATTCGATAATCTCATCCTCACTATTCCTAAAGGGATTATTTCTTCTTTGGCGGATGAACTATATGAAAGAGATTTACTAAATAATGAGGAAAAATGTAAAAATTTTGTTGCAAAATTTTTAGATGAAACTTCATTAGAAGAAAACGATAGTCCATTTCATCCAGATAATATTTCATATGAGTGTGCTTATTCTGCTCATGATCCTTATCCTACGTTTGATATTCAATTTATCAATGCAGATGGAAATGAGGATGAAATTGAATTTACGTGTGAATCTGGACAAAATATTGTTCACTCCTTAAGAGAACTTCATGATTTTTATGAAGACTTTAGAAAAGATAATCCAGGAATTAAAAAGATTATACAGGTTATATATATGGGTACCGATTCTCATTACATGCCAAATAAAGGAGAAGAATAATGACTACCGTTCAACAAAATAATATAAGTATAGTTTTTAGATAATATAGAAAATTACGGAGGAAATAATATGTTAATTTATGGAGTATGTGAAGAAAGTATTACTAAGTATAATGAAGATAAGGCAGAAAAATTCTTAAAAAATTTGTTAGATACTTCTTGTAAAGATATCGCAGAGAATTATTTTATAAACAAAGAGGAAAACGGTTGTAATCTGCACGATTGGTTGGATAATTATGAATCTTGTAATGGATGTAATGGGTTGTTTGCTTGTTTATCAGAAATAATCAGAGAATTAGATGATATCGATATTTCTTGTGACAATCCTAATGGTCTTTGTTACTTAGGATTACAGGCAGACATGCCTTGGCATTATAACGAAAAAACTAAAAACTTGACATTAAAAGAGTATCAAGATACTTTAACGAAATATCTTTACTATTTTACTGATGATGAAATCAAAATCCGATGGTGGAAAGTGGACGATGAGTGTGATTATTAAAAACATCCGATTTATAACAAAAAAGGAGATTTTAAAATGACATTATATGAATAGTTTGCTGAATATACCAGTGGTAATGATATCTTTGAAAATGATGATGACAAAGAATCAGTGCTTACAGTCGTTAATCTATATGCAGACCATCCTGAACTGGGGATTAAAACAATCAACCATTCATTAAATCGACACTGTGATCTCTATATTCACGAATATATAAGACGGCGGCATCATGAGTTGGACAGTTGTCGATAAAATAGAAGTTTTATAATTAAATACCCGCCCGGCGACGGAATCCGCCGGAGAAAGAAGGAAAATATGACAGCAGAAGAAAGAAACAAGTACATAGAGTTTATGTACGATTATAAAAATGAATATAATTGTGAAAATTGCCCGGAAAACAGAGGCGATTTTCCACATGACAAATTACCTTGCGGACAACAAAATTGCTGGGTAACCTGCCATTGTAAGGAGATGTAAATAAGGAGATGTAAATATTATTACCGCCCGGCGGCAGAATCCGCCGGAGAAAGAAAGACGATAATGATGGAAAGAATAGAAAAAGAGTACAGATAGGATTAAAAATACACAGGGAGAAAGATTATGAGTAGTAATAAGATTTTACCAGAAGAAATTGTAAACATAATAGAAAATGAAGGTTTTTCTTGCAATGGAAAAATCTCCAAACAAAGCGGAGAATATTATGTAGAAATTTTTCAGGGAACTCCTCTCGGGGAGGACTGGAATGAAACAATTTGGTTTGACGGTTCTAAAGAAAGTTTTATTGAAGCAGTTAGAAATCGAGCAAATATTTTTGACGTAGATGAGGAAGTAGAAATCTGGATACCATGCCGCGGAGAAAACGGCTGTCCTAGCAGCATTGAAGCCTTGGTGGAAGATGCAAAGTGGAAGGAAGAACAAATTGAGAAGTTAGCAGATGCTTTGGAAGGGCTCAATCGTTCAGTATCTACTGAGAAAAAAGCGATTTTGCGTATCGTTGTAAATTATGCAGGAACACAGTTTTTTACAAAAGAAGAGGACGGCTATTTTAAACAGCATGAATCGTTAGAAACTGCCAAAGACTACATCATCCATGAATATGGAGCAGATGTAGAAATCGAGACAGAAACTGATATAAGATTCACTTATTGATGAAAGGAGAAAAAATGCATTTACAAAAAGATATTATGAATATTTTGGATAAAACTGGTTTCAATTGTGTTGAACCAACAAGTGAAAAAGGAAAATATAATATTTACATTAATAGCCGCACTCCATTCAACAGTGATTTTGGGTTTTATGTAGTATATGATGGCTCTTTCCAAAGTTTTAAAAAAGCTGTAAGTAAGATTTGTTATGCTTTTGACATTGATAAAGATGCAGAGAAACGGATTCCGATAAGAGGATCTGCCAGCATTCAGACAGTTTTGGATGAATCTAAGTGGAAAAAAGAAAAAATAGATGAGTTGTTAGCTGCATTTGAAACATATATAACAGAAGCAACTTTTACATTTACTGTATCAAAGTTAGCAGGGTATATTGTTGATTCAATATGTAAAAAGTATATTACAGAGTATGATTTTACGGTTTTAGATGATGCAGAACCTCAAATATCCAGTTGGTATGGCATAAAAAATATTAATACTGGGTTTGATAGTTCTTGCATTGAACTGTTCGCTGACTATTATAGTGGCGGTTGCGGAGTTTATAATCGAATTGATGAGGAAATGGACAGGGAGGAAAGAGTAGATATTATAGAAAAGATGATATTGCAGGTTATGGAACAAGAAGTATGTGATAAAGACACAAAACTTCTAGTCCAGCTTTCATATTAAATTTATAAAGGTAATTATGGTATATATTTTAGTAAGCCTCGATATAAATCGGGGCTTTTTCTAATCATCGTTTTTGAAGAAATTTCTTTTTTGTTATATTTTTGAAACTATCATTCTATTGTTGAAGCAAATCTAATGAAGGAAGGAGGATAATATTACATCATTGTTTCACAGAACGATAAGATAGTTGCTATTTTGTGGTAACTATAGATTAAAAAAGAAAAGAAGGAATATTTTATGAAAAGAAAAACAAAAAGAAGATATTGTTATTTATTAGAAAGAAAAACAGATGGAAAGCATTTTTGTGCGTTTGGAAATTTTAAGGCTACTAGCTTGGGAAAATTGTCACAGTGATCGGATTAGAAACATTAGACAGAGTAAAAATATCTGTAGATAATTTTCCACAATGTAATGGAAGAATTTTTAAAAATCAATTTGTTGCAGATAAAGACGAATTGGAAGAACTAACAGAGAAATAACAGATAAAAGAGATATTTCAAATTGAAGATTGGAGGAAACAAATATGAAATTAACTATAGCTTTACAGGACGAAATGAATGCAACTATTGATAAAAACGGAAACATTGTAATTGATATACCAGACTCATGTAAACGTGATTTATGGAGCGCACAGATGGAATATTGGTTGGAGAAAGATTCTTCAAATTGTAAAAATCTAAAAATTGATGGTGGATTTTTAAGAGTAATTAGAAACAAAATTAAACATGTGAGAAATAATTATGGTTGAAAGAAGTCAAATATATATTAGATACAATGTAAATTATATGAGAGGTTCATTAACAGAAAATCCTGAAGCACATAATTATAAGGGATTAATCGCAAGATATTTTCAATGGAATCATGGAGAAAGAATGGTAAGGCGTGCCAGATATGTAATAGAGTCAATTAAAGATGAATTTCCGGGCTGTATTGATAGCCATTGGAATTGGGATTTTGTAGAAAACATTATTGATTATGCAGTAGAGCATAATAATGTTTCAAAAGATCAGCTTTGTTATTTTGTTTCCGATATGCTTCCAGAGGTAGAATTTTTGGAAGTCGCAAGATTTTGTGAAAATGGAATCTTGACAAATAGCACGCTTAAAGAGCTAGGAAGGGAGTTTTAAAATGGCAAATATTAAATATCATCAAAATGGTGTAGGTCGTGAATATGGTGCAGATCACACATTAACAAATAACTGGAATCCGGATGCGGACTATGGAAATGAATATGTTAATATACATTTTCGTATTGATACACCGTCATATGATTATAGTTGTGGTTTTTCTTCAGATGATGACCGGCAGAAATGGCACAAAGAAGCCAGGGAGCTTATAGAATCTTTTGGAATCTTTGGAGGCTGTGGTTATGATATTGAAAACAGAAAAGACAAACAGGCACATTTATACGCACATCCACAGGATATAAGCGGCGTTATTTTAAAGAATGATGTGAAAAAAGTTGCAGAAGCGATTAGCAAAATGAAATTATCATCTATTCGTTGGGTGGATCTTTACGAAACAGTATATGTTATATCAGATGAAGAATATGAAAAATATTTATCTGGTAGAGATGAAGAAATTAGAAAAGCGTTGTTTGACAGTTGCCATACAACTAGGACAACAAAATATTATAGTGCTTTTGATGTGTGTCGGTATCTTGCCGGAATGTTCAGATTAAACCGTTTAGGCTTAAATGACGGGCGAAATTATGGTGGTGGTCAGACAATAAACCATATTATGAAAATCATTGATGAAATGGCAAATACGGGCTTGTTGGTTATTGCTAAAGGTAAAGATGATTTAAAACTTGTTAGAAGCATCAATAAGACAGAACAGAAGCGGTTGAAATTAGCATTATAGAGAAGGGGACATGATTATGTTTACAAACATAAAGAAAGACGATGAAAAAATAGTGAAAAATAGTGAAAAAAGATCGAAGGTCATCGGAATTATGTTGCAGCACACAGACGGAGACAAAGAATACTATTGTCCAGATTTTTCTTTGAAAGATATTGCAACAATATATAAGATTTTAGAGAAGTACGGCGATGAAAACGAGTCAATTCGTGGCGATTTAGAAGTAGTTAATAAGGATTTTTAGGAGGTAGAACATGGGACAGCGTTCACAGATTTATGTAAGATTTAACAAAGAAAATGGACAAAGTGGATTAATTGCCAATTATTATGGTTGGAATTTCGGGGAAAGAATGATAAGCCGGGCTAGATGGGGGATTGAATGTATTAAAGAACATTTTGAATACATTTCAAATTCCTGTCAACAAACATCGTTTGGCATGGCTAGAAACATATCTAGCGATTTACGTTGCGATGGTATCTATAAAAAACAATACAACATTTTACAGCAGCAAGTAATCTAATTAGAAATATTTATTAATAGGAGGAAAAAAATGGGAGTAGCAATGAAAGTATTTGCTTATTATAAACCTGAACAAATCAATATCAATGAGTTATATGAACAGATCAAAGAATCCTTTATAACAGCATTTAAAGGAGAAATAGAGATTGTAAAAAATTATTCTTCATGTTTTAAAAATACAATCATAGGAAAAGAAAATCCAGATAAAATTATATCTGCTGTTCAAAAATGGAATGAGGATATTGAACAAAAAGTCGTAAAATCCCTTGAAGCTTTAGAAAAGAAAGCTTCTGATTATGGTTGCAAAAACTTATCTGAATATTTTAATTGCTCTTTTCATATCAAAGAACGCTCGTCATATTCTTGGGATTTGTGGTCCTCGTTAAGGAGTATGGATGATATTTTGGGATATGGTACAGATTGCGCCGTATATGATGAGAATGGAAACTGGACAGTAATGATGCCAGAGGTAATAAAAAAAGAGGCTCTTTCTCATCCTGAAAATTTCGTTATTTTACAATTAATATATGATTAGGAGGATAGTAAATGCAAAAGAATAAATTAGCAATGTGTAAAAGGATATTTAAAGACTTTCAGACAAAAAAATAGTGGATGATGAAAAAATTTTGATCATCGACTGGAAAAACAAAGATGGTTCCGGTGAATATGCGATACGTTACACCCTAGATATGGAAAAAGGAAATTTCATTATTACAGGTGACGTAGGATATTGTATCGCGAGCTGGTATAACCACTTAACGCCAGACAATCTTTGCAAGTTTTTAAATAATATAGGATATTTTAAAGAAAAGATTAATTGTTGGACTGAATCTTATACATACCGCTATAAAGATATCAAAGATGATCTTTTTGTACTTAAAGATGATTTACTGAATGATACTGATTTTTCGGAAGAAGAAATCGATGAGGATATCGAAGAAATATTATCCATGGCTGAATATATTGAAAAAGGTATGGCTTCTTATCCAGATTTAATTGATATTTATACAAAATATTATTCTGATTGGTGAGATTCTGGATTCAGTACACTCGGTCGCAGGATTTCAGATCGAATTTATCTATGGGCCGCAGGATTTCAAATGGCATGGAAACAACTTTCTGAAAATATTAATAAGTGATTTTACTTTCTAATTTTAGTCCAATAAAAAACAATTTTGATGTAATAGAGAAGCCATTGTTTCATAAACAATGGCTTTTTATTCTTCTTCAAAACTATCATCCTATTATCGAAACAAATTCGATGAAGAAAGGAGGATAACATTACATCATCACGTTTCAAAAGTTGTTATTTTTTATATCGACTAGGGACTAAAACAAAGTTAACAGGAGGAATAACTATGATAATCGATCTTACATATTCATGCAAAATGGGATGCAGTCATTGTATGTCAGACTGTAAACCTGAAGGGAAAAATATGTCCATCCAAGTGTTAAAGGATTCGCTTGATTTTCTAAAAAAATATCAAATTCCCACATGGTATTTCTCGGGAGGAGAGATTTTTGAACATCCAGATATTTTAAAAATACTTGAAATTATTGAAACAGAATGGATGAAAGAATCTTTTCGATTCCCTTTAGCCTTAATAACAAATGGGCGAGAACTTGTCAGAAATAAGAAAATTTATGATTATATATATAATCTTATCAAAAGACATGGAAAAAAATACATTTATATTCAAGTAACGGATGACTCTAGGTTTTATCCAGATAAATTAACAGAAAAGGAGCGATATTGGCTTAGTAAAATCGCTTCTGTGATAGAAGGAGTGCCAGGTGACCCAAAAGATAAAAACAAATGTTTATATCCACAAGGCCGAGCTTTACATAATTACTCGGAAAAGAACTGGTATACAGTTGGACCCAAATGTATAAATCCTATATTAATGATAAAACAAGACATGGGAATCTCTAAAATGGTAATGACAATGCTCATGAAAGGGAAAATGTGTGTTCCGGTTATCGCTCCAGACGGCTCTATTAAGTTAGGCGAATCTGCACTTTGTCCAGCTGTGGCATCCATATATGACACTGAAGATGTGATCATCGACAAAATAAAGAATTTCCATTGCAGGCAATGCAAGATTGCATGGGAAAAATTAAAGGAAAATAGTCCAGAGACGTATTTTATACTAAATTGCTTTTGATCTTAAATATAGGAGAATGTGAATGATAAGTCAAAAAAACAGAAAAAAATTTAAGAAAAAAATGTTAAAATTTCGTTTAATGGAATTTCATAAAGAACTTATTAAAAAAGGAAAATATATGGAGGCGAAAAAAGTTTTAGTTTTGTTAATAAAAGAAAAGCTTCCTTTGGGATTGAATGATAGCGATTATTATTTGGAAGAGTGTTTTCAGAAAATAGGGTGTCGCATATCATACAGTACTCGCTATTATGTTGCATATGTATATTTACAGCCTGTATAGGAGAATAGTTTTTCAAACAGATTTCTTTTTCAGATGAGTAATATATATAAACAAAATCTTCTGTTAAGGAAATCATACATCAAGTAATAATAAGAGTTTTAGGAGAACCATATAAAATAAAATTTTTACCAGAATGAGAGGATAAAAGATATGCGTATAACAAAGAAGGAAAGAAAAAAAGAATGCTGAACAATTCTATAACATGTTTATGAGCGGGTGCTGCAATAAAACGGCAATTGTTGCTCAAAAATGTGTGAGCACAAACCCAAATATAAACAAAGTTCAATTTATGGCTGTACCATCTCCATTAAGCTATGGTACTCCAGTTATCATTGCTGAGTCTAATTTTGGTTTAACTGGATGTTTTGCAGAGTTATTGAAAAATATTCATCCGGAAATAATACAGGAAAAGAGTTATTTTGATGACGGATTCAATGAATGGTTAGAAGAAAATTATCACTTTCGAATTACATACAAAGATGGATTTGTCTTCTTTTTGGAAAGGGATTAGATATGGATACTCAATCTAAAGATTTTTTATCCAGCCGACACATGAAACAAAACATCTGAAATGTGATGAAAAAACTCTCAGAAAATATCTGGGAGTTTTTTGTTTTTTCTCCAAAACTTCATACTATTTATGCGAACAAATATGATGACGAAAGGAGATATAGATCATTTTATCATTGTTCTACAATAACTGAAGAAAATAGGTACAGGAAGGAGAACTAAAATGAGTAATGAAATAGGAACAAAGAAACTCTCATTTAATATTCAAGGTGAATTTATTACAAAGCTTGCACGGGAATGGTTTTATAGCGGAAAGAAAAGCTATGACGAAGTTCTTGAGATGCTTATGAGCAGTCCAGATATTTCAGAAGTGCAAAGCAGAAGATATGCAGAAGATATCCTTCTTGGGCGTGCTGCCTTGAAAGGAAATACAGCGGATGGTTCATATCATCTTGAAATATATGGACCGGGAGAAGAACAGAAACTTCCATCATGCCAAAATATATGGAAGGAAATTGAGAAAAGAAAACAAGCAGAGAAAAAGCTAGAGAAGATGGAGGAACAGTGGAATGTAGCGATGGAGTATATTTCTGATGGAGAACAGCGAGAAATCCGAAAAATTCTTGGAATTGAGACGAATGAAGATAAGCAGAAAGCTCAGGTTGATAGTTTTATTGAACGTATGATGGATGAGAACACCTATGCGACAGAAGATTACGGATGGTTAGCCCCAAATGGAACTTTTTATGCAGTAGAGTGGGGCGAACATCAAGAGTGGGCTCAATCGTATATTGAGAAGAATTTTCCAGATACAAGGGAAAACGATATTATTGATATACAGATGAAGAGTCATACAGGTTTGATTGGAGCTGGAGATTATCTGGTAGAAAGAGGCTGGGTGCTTTTACATAATCCTAGTCAGGGAATTGCTTTTTCTACAAGAAATCCTGTTAAAGAGTATACGAAGGCACAGAAAGAATTTTTGTATGATTATTATATGGAAAGAGGAAAAGAAACAGAGGCAAATAAGGTGTGGAAATAGGATATATATCAGTCGTTATTTTTGGCTGTAGATTAAAACAAAGAAAGGAAAAATTATGAATTTATTATCGTCAATTTTTACAGGAAAAATCAATGAAAAGTTTTCGAAAGATGAGATTGCAAAAATGTTAAAGACAACACCAGAGGCATTGGAAGCATTTGAAAACGCATATATGAAGGCTTCCGACATAGAACAAAAGGAATCGGATAATCTCTTTGATATGAATTCCAGACAAGCTGTTCAGACGAAAAATTCAAAGGAGACTAATAAAAAGGTAGAAATGTTAACATTACGTATTGTTAATGAACTTCTTTGTCAGACTGGTATCAGATGTATTTCTACAAACAACAATGATTATGTGACACTAGAAGATATCAAATCTATACCTGAAAATATTCGCCCACAACTTACTGGACGTTTAATGAAGACAGATATTAATGCACCAGGATATCTTGTCTTATTTGATATACTTAGGACATATCAAAGAACAGGAAATAAAGAGGTCTATCATTTATTCCGACAAGGCCTTGATATTCTCGATCTTGATCCAATTATATATGAAACAATCGGTATGAATCGGAATTCAATCGGATATTGGTTTCCAACATTAAAGAAAGCATCTGAAAAACAAAATTTCTTTCAAATACCTGCTACGAAAATTGTGAAAGTGCCGCTTACCTTATTACAGCTTACTCGGTGTGATTATATGGGGCTTACCCCAACAACAATTGATATTGTAAACAGATGGGCTTACGAGGCCTTTGAGTTAGATGAAAATAAAACATATTTTATCAAAACTGGAACATATTCAAGCAAGTTTGATTTTAGAAATGCAAAAGTAACTACTTCAAAAGAAGTTAGAGAATTGGGTTCTTATTTATTATTTATTCATTTTCAGGCATTACAAATGGCATCACCTTTATCAAGTCCATGTATTTACGGAGTATCAACTACTAATGAATGGTGTGTCCGAGAATATATTGAAGATAAAGAAAACAATCCTTGTATTTATCATGGTATGCCGCTTCATACAGAATATCGTGTATTCATTGACTGTGATAGTGATGAAGTTTTAGGTATCACCCCATATTGGAGATCGGATGTGATGAAAAAGAGATTTACTGCAGGTTCGGATGCTGATACTGCAGATATGAAACATGACTACATTATCTATCAGATGCATGAAAGAAAATTAATGAGTCGTTATAATAAAAACAAAGAATTAATAGTCAATAAAGTAAATGAGATGATTCCGAATATTAATCTTACCGGACAATGGTCGCTTGATATCATGCAAAATGGAGATGACTTCTGGTTAATTGACATGGCAACAGCTGATTGCTCTGCTCTTAATGATTGTATTCCAAAAGAGAAATTAAACAAAGTTCCAGAAAATTGGATACCAGATTTTGAAAGGCTAAAAAGTAATTAAAAATGAATAATGGTAATGATTTGGCAATGCTTGACAATTCGGTCTTGTGTATTTTAACTTTATATATTTGTTTGGAAAAACCAAAATATTTTAAGAGTATGTGTATAATAAACATAATTCTTTGTATTATATTTGCTATATTTTTTTTAGATATATCATTTATGCTTATTATACTAAACAATATATTGGTAATATTAACACCGAAAAAAAGTCAAATGCCTAACTAACAACAAAAAAGGATGTAATCTAAACCCTTGCTACTATCTAGATTACATCCTTTTTATACTTTGCATCATAGGTATTATATCACATTTTTTTAAGATTACAATCAGAATATGGCATTTTGTCATAGCATATCTATACGGAGCTGAATGCTGGTATTCTTATTCTACTGACCGATAAATGCACCATAGCGGTGCTTCACTTCATGTCGGTGAGGAATTCTTGCTTTTATTTTTCTGTTATAAATTTCAATTTTTTGTTTACTTTCGCAATATATCATATTAATAATGAATGAATTTGAGCGATGAGAGGAGAGTAAGAAAGATATTGCTGCATTCAAAATTTAACAAAAGATGCTCTAAAGAGGTTAGATAAAAAATTATACAGAAAAATCGAATACACGAGATTTTTGATATACTATATAGGAAAGGAGGGCAGGGTTTATAAAAAGTAAGAATTTTCCTATCTCTTTAGGCAGTGGGATGAATTGTAAAATTAATGTAACGTCAGAGGAGGGCAAAGGAAACAGTAACCCCCACTAACATGAAGTAAAACACCGCCGGAAGAAATATTGGCATTCAGCCTCCACATAAAGGAAACCGGCTGTGGATTAAAACAAAAAAATGATGAATGAGGAGAAAAAAATCATGAATAGTTCAAAATTAGCAAAGAAAATAGTTGATTGTCTTTCCGATGGATACGATGATGAGGAAAACAGAGAAGAAGTGGAAAGAGCATTATGTAATGACTTGTCACAACTTAAAGAAGATAGTATAGTGAAAGCTGCTATTTTAAGAATGTGCGAAACAATAGAAGAATTAACAGCATAAAAAGGAGAAAACAAATGAATACAAAAAGATTGACAAATAGTGAAAAACAAATTATGGAGGTCTTATGGAAGTCAGATGTTCCATTATCCTCTCACGATATAATCTTATCTTCTTCCGATAAAACATGGAAAAATTCTTCCGTTCACTTGCTTTTAAATTCTCTTTTGGATAAGGAATTAATTGAGGTAGCGGGATTTGAAAAGAGGACAAAGAATTATGCCCGAGTATTCAAGCCTACCCTTTCATATGTTGATTATATCTTGACGGTATTGACAAAAAATTCCGATAAAGAAAAAAGAGCAGAACTTCTTAGCAAATTAATTAAGCAGGAAAATGACACAGAACTCCTCAAAGATATTATGATGGGAATTCAGAATAGACTGCAGCAACAGTAATGTTTTTAAGAGCCAGAAATAGAATACTGGCTCTTTTTTAAGTTTCTCCATAGTATTTTTTTAGATGTTCTTCCATTAACATATAATACTTCATTCCTTGTTTTTCTCCGAGTGAAAAACCAAGCTTCCTTTGTACGTCAAAACATGAAGAACAATTTTTAATAATAGATGTAATTTCTTTTAAAGTAGGATCTTTTGCCTTTAGAGAAAGTATGCATCCCGAAGGTGGAAGCTTTTTTTTATTTTCTGATTTCAAAGAAACAGATGCGATTGAAAACAATTTTAATTTTTCTACAGATTCTTCAATTCTATAAATGTGAATTCCCTTTTTCTTCCAAAAATGAACTACTGCATCATACCCCTTGTCTTTTGATAAAATACAATAAGTTGATTTTGTATCCATTCGTATTAAATATCCTAAATAGGAGACTAATTGAAAATCGAGGGCATTTGCTGTACCATTTTGACAATGTATTGTTTCGAGTTGATGGATAAAACTGAATAATACACTGAGTTCTTTACAAGAAATGGATTTACTTGCATCGGTGTAAAACAAAAATGCTTTATCTAGTTCCTCTATATTTTCGTCTAAATATGATATCCATTTTGTTCCAATATTTTCCGAATCAATTAAATAATTTATCATAATCTGCGACTACTCCTTATCTTTTTGTTCTTAGTATGAAAGATTATGTATTTTAACACCAGATATCTGACTAAAAACAAATAAAAGTGAAGGTATTTGGAAACCTACCCTCTTTAGAGGATATATATTGGACCTTATAGAATTCCTATCATATTCCTATAAAAACATATCAATTTTGCATCAAATACCTACCTGAGCTATGGTTTTCCGTATCGGGAAACCTCCCCAGCCTACCTTAAGTACCCTGACCATGTTCAATAAAATTCTCTATAACGCGGGAAAAATATTTTTATCCAGTATTCTGACTAAAATAAAAGAAAATTCATTCTAAAACAAGTTTACAGTATACTGACTAAATTATCTAACCTCTTTAGAACGCCGGACAGATTTTATAAAAAGATTTTCTGTTAAAAAATTCCTATATTGAACCTGTAACAACCTGATCTGAACCTACCTTATCCCTATAATAACCTATTATTTATCTCCTTTTATCCCATTCCCGGTTAAAATGCGGTCACATAGAGAGATATATATTTATAACAACGATTTCATCCTACAAGATGCTTTCCTATATTAATTCCTCACAAAATTCTTGTATATCTATTCAGAATACTGACTAAAATATTATTTCCATTTCTGCAGAAAAAAATAAAGAATACCAAAACAATCATACTAATAGTAAAGAATAGAATAGGAGAAGTAACATGGCTGCATTAATCAAAAAAAATGAATTAGAAAAATATCTTCGTACTCATAAGTGCAATAAGACTTACATTGTACATATAAAAGAAACATTAAGAAAAAAGCACATCTATGAAGACTATATGTTTAAGATAATTGAGGCAAAAGAATATTACAAGATTAATAAATGATTGCCAAAGGGAGGAGTAGAGAAGAAATGATAAAACAAATAAATTCACGAAGCTGGTCATTTATAGGAAATATGGAAATTCGCATTTGCGGGAAGAAAAAAGGACTTCAAGAGCAAAACGATATACAAAGAAATAATATAAGAAATAAAATAGGAATAAGAACAAAAGATATTCAAGATTCTCTTTCGGAAATAGAAGAAATTAAAAAGAGTTGTAAAAAAGAGGAATTAAATGAAATTATACAGGATACGAAAAGGAATAAAAAAAGGACAAACATGGAAATGATTTAATTTAATTAGCGAGAAGTCTCCCGCCTTTGCAGGCGGAGAGAGGAATCGCTACTATGTCACCAGCCAGTTACCATTGGGATGTAACCGTTTCAGTTTTGATAATGGCCATTGTTTATATGTTTTTCCGGGTTGTGATACATAGCAGCCGTTTTTATCCACCAAGTAGGCACTTGTTCCAGTAAAGCTGCAGATAAACAGTTTCTTTCCATCAGCGAGTACACTATCCCATAACTTAAATCCATTCACCTGTGTTGTGTTTTTCTTATTACGGACTGCCTTCGTATTTGGATTCTTCCTTCCCTTTCTTGGGATTGCTTCATGCAGGGAGCGTTTGGACTTCCGTACCTGTTTATAATGTACGGTCTGGCAGGTATCCCTGACAGCGGAAGCCTCTTTTCCAAACAGCGAGATAGCCACCGCATCATTCGCATGGCTTTTCGGAAGACGTAACTGCTTCCGGTCAGTTGCTGTGATATTCCCATAGGTAAATGCTGCCTGTGGATATCTGGCAAACAATCGTTGTCTTAGGATGTTCATAAAAGCAGCATCCCTTAATCCACGGGTAACCTTTTTATTATTTTCCATCCAGGAATACAGTATCCCACCAGGTTGATGTGCTTTTGTCGTATGGCAGTGGTCACATACACTGACCATGTATTTAGGATTATCTGTTGCCCCTCGGCTGCGGAACAGGATATGATGCGCGACCAGCTTTACCGTTGTTCCATCTGCCTTACGGGTAGTCCCCGCTTTTGCCTTACAGCAGGCACATTGATAGCCATCCCTTGCGAAAATATATGCTCTCAGGTTTTCTGCATCATACATCGGACCACGCTGGTACATCTCTCCATGGATCATCGGGTCATTCATCCGGGCCATATCAAACCGTCCTACCTCAATCACTAGATTTCTTGTGATAGAATCCGGAAGGTATTTCAGATACCGGTCAATGATACGGAAATGATGGTCACACTTCGACTGCAGTGACGGCGGCAGCTATCCTTTTGGTCTTGGTGACTGTGTGGTTGTTTTTACTTTTCTCCAATGCTGTCCCCTGCGGTTCGGTTTTTCAAAATACATGCATTTCGTATGATGTCTCCATTTCGGCTTACGATACCGTACTTTACGGTATCTACGCCCGCGCCGCATGGCTGCTCTTGCTACTAACAGGGAACGTTTCTCCATAGACGAACGAAGCTCGTGTTCCTCCTTAAGGATCACTCTGTCCCCACAGGTAACTCCAACACCGATATGCTGTGAACCAGTATCAATACCAATGCATCCTTCCTGTGTTGCACATCCAGTCTTATACAACAGCTGAATGGTAAACGGATGCCTGCATACAACAGAAGCTGTTTTCTTTTTCAGTAACAGACGGGCTTTTCTTGGATTGGTAGGCATCAAAGCCCTTCCATTGCTCCCGATCACAAGTACACTCATAAGAGTCTCCTTTCTGTTCTTACATAATGCAGGGAACGCAATGTCATGAGGCTTGATCCTTCGGGTCTGTATGGCTTCCCACACCATGATCAGTTGCCCGGATACCAATCCCTGCTAGGGTTCACAGGGCAGTATCATGACACTCATAACGTAGTTCATCTGGCAGTATCTGCCTCCGGCATACCGGCACAGACTTACTAAAATCACTGAGGCTAGTCAAATGGCTCTTGCAAGCCCACACTTTAAGCTCTCTTTAGAGATCTAAGCGGTGGGTAATTGACTTATTTTTTTCATCATAAGCAACGCATTTGCCAACGATATAACCTACTCCAAATATAAAGAACATTAAGATACCAACTACAATACTTGTTATTCCACTCATGATTGTTTTAACTTCCTTTCTAAAAATATTTTCCATTCGTATATAGTATGACAGAATACCGGTGCGCCACATTTTTCTGTATAATTATTTCTAACTTTCTTAAAAAGTCGGACAAATCTTATAAAAAAGATTTTCTGTTGAATATTTCATACTATATATGAAAAAAGAGAAAGGAGACATGCTGGTAAAAAAGCATAAGAACAAAAAAATGAAAAAGAAAATCTTACGGAGCCTCCCTATTATCATCCTATTTTGTGTCTATCTATGTGGATATGTATATTTTTCAGTGCATTTCCTGCCTAAGACAATCATAAATGGGAATAGATGTGGAATGAAAACGGTAAAAGAAGGAAATGACTTAGAAAAGAAAAGAATGAGAGACTACCAGATCATCATGAGATTAAATAACAGCGAATGCATTCTTATGAATAAAGATGTCCCTTATGTACGGTCAGATGTACGATCCGAAATGAAAGATATTCTAAAAAAACAAAAAAAATTCGCATGGTTCCTTCATCTAAAGGATAAGAAGGTGTTTCATATTGGTAAATATGTAGTAAATGAAGATGCATTAAAATCCTCATTAAATACGTTTACATTTGTACATCCAGAAGATATTCGGCAACCAGAAAATGCAAAGCTAAAATTTAATAAGAAAACCCAAAGATACAAAATAATAGAGGCGGTATCTGGAAATAAAATAAATTTCCAGAAACTGATCAGCGGAGTAAAAAAGACAGCAGAAGCAAAGAAAACATATTTTGATGCATCAAAATGTTATCCCCAAGCAAGAGTTGATTCTAAATCAAAACAACTTTTAGAGGCAAAGAAAACTTTGGATGCCTACCTTTCCTGTACGATCCAATATAAATCCGGTACAAAGAATAAAAAAACATTGAATGCAGATACAATTCATGAATTCTTATGTTGGGATAAAGATTTCAACGTATGGATAAATGAGAGTTTGGTAAAAGATTATGTAGAAAAAGAACTCTATCATGCCTTTAATACTGTAGGAGCAAAACGAACAATACATTCTCCAGGCAGCGGCAAATTTACGATATCTGGAGGGACTTATGGAAATCAGATAGATATAGAAGCAGAAACGAAAGAAATAATAAAAGATATAAAAAATAGCAAAATGATAACAAGGGAACCTAAGTATTTCATAAAAGTAACTGGTTCAAACAATGGTATAGGAAAAAATTATGTTGATGTTAATATATCTAAACAAAAACTATGGTATATAAGAAAAAATAAAATAGTATTTTCATCGGATATAGTAACCGGAGATCCGACAACAGGACATTCTACCCCAACAGGTATGTATTATGTAGAATTTAAGAAGACTGATTATACAATGAGAAAATATAATGCACATGTCAATTACTGGATGCCAATCGATACCGGAACAGGTGTAGGATTGCATGATGCAAGTTGGAGAGGAAGTTTTGGCGGAGAGATTTATCATGGTAATGGCTCTCACGGCTGTATCAATATGCCGACTTCAAAGGCCTCTGTCCTTTATCATATGCTCCCGGTAAATACGCCAGTAATTGTTCATTAGAAAAGGAAAATAGGAGAAATTTTATGGAAAAAGACCATTTTAAGGACCGCACAAAAGAAACGACTTTAATTACTGCCATACATATTGGAGAATTTGCGTTTATCTGTGAAAAGAAAGCACAGACATATGCAAAAGAATTATCTGACTTAACAGTTGTCAAGATTACACAGATTCTTACGAAACATGATCATCCTCGTGGAATCAAGGTAAAAGGAACGGTTTATGAGCCGTATAAAAATGGATATAAAAAGACAAATAGAGAAGCAATTGGCAGAATTGTTTATCTAGCAGAAAAATAAGCCAATAGTCGATAATACCGGCTGTTAAAGATAAAGCCCCCAAAACTTATTGTCTTGGGGGCTTTAAAAAGATTTTGCCTAAAGTTTTAAATACTCTTCCTCTGTTATAATCGGTATTCCAAGTTCCTTTGCTTTTTTATTCTTTCCTGATGTCGAAGCAGCATCATTATTGATCAAATAATCTGTGTTTTTAGATACAGAACCACTTACTTTTCCACCTTTTTCTTCAATATCTTGTGTCAGTTGTTTTCTATTCTTAAAATGTGTAACTGCCCCAGTAACAACAAAACGTTTTCCTGCTACCGAAGACTGAAATGTATTCTCTGTCAAAACAACATTATTATCCGTAATTGTTAAGACACTTAAAAGATTATTATATTCTGTTACATTTTTCTCGTTTTCAAAATACTCCTGAATACTTTTTACAATAACTTCACCGATTCCTGATACTTCAGAAAAAGCTATGCTTTCTGGAGATTTTGTCCATATTTTTTCGAAAAGTGTTGTCTTTTTAATATCAGGATATTTTTTAGCAAAAGTATCAAATAATTTTGCAACATGATGTCCGACATTGACAATTCCAAGAGAGGATAAAAGATTTTGAAATGGAATTTCTTCCTTCTCTTTAATCGCTGCGAGAATATTTGAAACTTTTTTATCTCCAAATCCTTCCCATGATTTCATCTCTTCCTTATATGCACTTAAAGAAAATAGGTCAGACAATTCATGAATAAAACCATGTGCAATGATAGGTTCTAAAGTTGCTTCAGATAAGCCTACTATATTCATATGGTCTCTATCTGTAAAATGAGCGAATTTTTTAATCTTTTTTGCTGGGCAGTCTGGATTAGTACAGTATAAAAATTCCGATGTATTATCCTCATTACATTTCCTCTCTGTCTTTTCACCACATACGGGACATGTTTCAGGGATAACTATATGTTTTCCATTTTTTGTTAAGTTCTGATCAATTTGCGGAATGATCATATTACTTTTATATATAGTGATCATGTCTTCATATCCTAACTGCAGATTCTGAAGAACCCTAATATTGTGAACAGAAGCCCTTTTTACAATTGTCCCTTCTAATTCTACGGGATCAAATATTGCTACAGGATTTATAAGTCCAGTACGGCTTGCAGACCATTCGACATCCCGAAGTGTTGTTTCTGCAGTATCATCTTTCCACTTAAAAGCAATGGAATGTTTAGGAAACTTCCCTGTCATACCAAGTGATTGCCCATAAGGAATATCATTGTATGCTAACACAAGGCCATCTGTAGGCAATGGATTTTCTGTAACATAAGATTCAATCTTATCAATTGTTGCTACAATATCTTCTGCATGAACAATACAATGTTGCACAGGTATAAATCCCTCATTTTTCAAGAAAGAAAATGCATCTATAACTGTTTTTATTCCAAGTTCATCACTGTTTGCCAGTTCAAATGGGCAAAATTGGATACAACGTTTTGCTGCCTCCATTGAAGAAAGCTGTCGCACACTACCACTTGCAAGATTTCGCGGATTCTTGTATGGTTCTTTTCCTGCCGGTAAAGACTCATTAATCCTTTTAAAATCCTCATAAGAAATGACTGCTTCTCCACGTACCACAATTTTACGAGTATCTTTAATACATAGTGGGATATTTCGGAAAAAACGAGCATTGTGCGTAACATCTTCCCCTACGATCCCGTTTCCTCTAGTAACTGCCTGATTTAAAAAACCATCTTCATAAGTAAGCACAACTGTCAATCCGTCCAGTTTCCATGATAGGACCGCTTCTTTTTCACCAATCCAAGCTGGTAAAGTTTTTCTATCCTTAGTTTTATCTAACGATAATGCTGGATAGACATGTTTTACTTTCGCAAGATTACTAACAACTGTATATCCTACAAACATTGCTGGACTGCCAGAAAGAACGACTCCATTTTTCTTTTCTAATCCTGCAAGTTCATCATATAAGGTGTCATATTCTTTGTTAGTCATAATTTCTCTGTCTTCCTGATAATATGCTCGTGCGGCCTCATTAAGTCTGTTTGTTAAAAATTGTTGTCTTTCCATTTCTTTTTCTCCTATTAAATCAAAAAATTTCAACAATACCGATTTTTTTATCCTCCTTTCATCGGCATATATTTGTCACTTATAGTATGTGTTTTCAAAAAGAAAATAACATTTTATCCATACCCACAGACTTTCATACTATATCGGTAACAAGTTTTTAAGATGATGCAGAGGTAATATCCACAATCTCTTTTTATGAAAAACTAAGAAAGGATAATATCAAATATAGAGAATGTAATGATAAAAACAATGATGAAGAGGAGAAAAGAGGATGAATAATAGCCTGATTGATGATTTTTTGTATAAGGCAAAAATAATGGATACTGGCGAATGGATAGAGGGTTTTGTCATAAAGAAACAGGAATTCTTTTATTTGTATGAAACGTTACCTTCAGGCTCAACATTCCGTTGTCTGTAGCTGAATGCTTTCTAAAAATTTTTTCCACAGAAAAACGGGGCGTATTAATTAATATATCATACTTTCTATAGAAAAAAATTTTTGATTCTTATTATTTTTATGGAAAGGAGGAAGCCATGGACAACAAAATAATATAAGGATTCCCCTTCCTCAACATCAGTAGGTAGGGGAGGAATTATCTAAAATTCACTAAGCGTCAGTGGCGGGCGGAGAGAGATTGGTATCCCCCACTGACAAGAGACTTA